GTTCGCCATCTAGGAAGGAATCCGTATGCCGCTCTTCGTCTGGAATCCGTTCCCCACCTACGTTGCCCATCAGATCAATACCCTGGAGGACTTCCCCTCGTGGGTCACTGAGATCACAGAGGCCGGACTACTCGGCCCGAAGGATGGCTGGACCTTCAGCGACTTCGCCGTGACGCAGGACCCGGACAACCAGGAGCAGTTCATCCTGGAGTACACCGTCGTCACCGAGGTGGACGGGCAGTCGCAGGTTCGGCAGAAGTTGCCCTACGGCTACTGGGTCATTGCCAACAGCCTCTACTACATCAACGTGCCCTGGTTCGAGGACGACGTGAACTTCCAGCGTCGCTTCCAGCCGTTCAACGGGTTGGTGGATCCGGAGGTCTGAGTTGGTCAAGCCGAAACTCTCCACGTGGGAGAAGCGCAAGGGACGGGTCATGGGGGATGACCCCGATGACCCGTCCCTGGCGCTGCCTGCTGGCGAGTGGGTGGTGGACGCCAACGGCGTACGTCGCTACCGCCCGAAACAGCCTCAGAAGTAGGACCGCCACAGGTCCATGGCTTCGTCCCAGATCACCCGGGTGAAGTCCTCGCGCTTGAGCCGCTCCACTTCGCGCCAGTGGTTGCTCTGCTTTGAGACCGACTCGATCACGGAGAGATCTGCCCGACGCCCCAGCAGGTGGGCCAGGTCGAGAATCTCACCGCCGCCGATCGGCGCTGTCCACCGCATGTCCGGCGTCTTGACCAGCAGGTTCCAGTCGATCCAGAACTGCAGCGCCCGGTCGTGCGGGTGCAGCCGCCAGGGGCGGTCACCGAGGTGCGCCCTGATGAACTTGTGCCAGGGCAGCAGTTCACCGGTCAGCATGTTGTTCCCGACCATGCTGGAGGCTACATCGGCCGGGTGCCGGATGAGGTGGACCACCTTCACGCCCTCGGCCTGCATCGCGTCTGTGAACGGAGCAGCCTGCCAGGAGGACTCGCCGACCCCGTTCGGGGCGTCGCGCCAGACCTGGTCGTCGCTGTAGTCGTCCATCCAGGACGAGCAGGCGTGCTCGTGGCCGCACGGCAGCCCGGCGGCCGTCAGCACCTCGGCGGTGTACTTCGTGGTGGACCGGCCGGTGCCGGTGATGATGAAGTCGATCACGAAATCCCCTTGTCGAGGCACCCACAGGTTGGGGTGTGGCGGTAGCCGTGCTTGCCGTCCGGCCCGAGCGGGCGGTGTACGTCGATCAGGTTGATCAGGTCGTTCACCGCCACCCGAACGTCGGGCGGCCAGTCGTTGCCGGTGGCCGCGCTGCATAATTTCTCGCGCAACATCTTGATGCTGCTCATCTCGCTTCCCACCGATCGGCCATCGGGATCAGCGCGGTGTCGGGAGCCTCGACCCCGGCGAAGAGGTGGGATCCGTCGGCCTTGGATCCTACGGTGCGCCACTCCCTCGGGTCGATGTTCAGGTCGACCTTCGGGAAGGCGATCCAGGGCCGCTCTTCCTCCTCAGTCTCCGGGTAAAGCCCGAAGATCGAGATCGAGAGCCAGTCAACAGGCAGCGCGGGCAGGTTGAAAAGGGCTGCATAGGCGAAGTGCTCTTCGACCGACCGAAACGGGCTGCGGCCCTTGACCTCCCGGAAGACCGGCAGCATCAGCAGGGTCCCCCCGTCCTCCTTGTACATCCGCACTTCTCGGGTGACCCAGTCCATGATCCAGAGCCGGGTGAGCGGGATCTCGGTCGGCTCATCACCCATCGGTAGCCACCTCCAGGCACTCGTGAGCGGCCCAGCGTCCGTCGAACTCGACCTCAACCGTAGGCTGGCCGTCGAAGGTCGAACTCATTTCCACCTTCTTGACGACCACCGACACCTCGACCTTCTCCCCGCAGCCAGGGCAGAACACCTCGGTCTTTCCTGCTGTCGTTGCCATCTACTTCCCCTCCGTCAGGTAGGCCTGCAGCCGGTTCAGGACGTCGGAGGCGTCGTGGCCGTCGTACGCGGGCGGCAGATCGACTTCAGAGACGTCGAAGAGGTTCCAGTTGTTCGCCTCGTAGTGGTTGGAGATCTGGCCGGTCGGCAACGTTGTCACGACGATGAACCAGCCACCGTCGAAGCAAGGCTCGCCGTCGCTGTGCTTCCACGACTTCACCGTGGTCGGCGTGAGCGAGCGGCCCTGGTACGTCGGGAGAGCGTTGACGAACGCGGCGTGGTAGAGCATCCGGAACTCGTAGAGTTCGTCGAAGGTGTGGTAGCCGTCAGACGTCGAACCGGTGATCTCGGGCGGCTCGACCTCGCGGGACCAGTCAGACCCGCAGACCTCACACCGAGGGTGCTCAGCGCCTCGGTAACGGCCGCACTCCTTGCACTCGATGATCTCAGTCATCGCTCTTCTCCTCGTCCTTCCATGCCGCCGCCTCGTTGACCATCTCGACGAAGGCGTCAAGAAGGTCGGCGCGGATCTCCAAACTCTCCTTGCCATAGGACGCGGACAGCCGTCCGTCAGCCGATCGAGTCACCGTGAGGGTCACAGTGTCGCTGATCATCTGACCCCACCGGTGCTCGACGCTCCACGTCTTGGTCGCGGGCGGCCGATGCGTCCGCGTGCTGATCTCGCCTACCCCACGCGCGCCCATCAGTCGTCCTCCGCCGCCGCCGCGTACGTCGTGGCGAAGATGTCCCCGCGCACACGCCAGAACTCACCGACGGAGCCCTTCACCACCCAGTCACCTGGGTAGGCGTCCACCCAGCCCTCCAGTGACTTGATCGAGAGCCCGAACGGGCCGTCGCCGATCACCTTGAAGTCCCGGAAGTTGTTGCCCGCCATCCATCCCGAGATCGCGGCGACGCTGAGGCTGTTGTCGCTGACGATCTCCTCGCTGTCCGCGATGTCGGTCTGGATCTGTATGGCCTCGACGACCGCCACCTTGCGGAAGCGGGCAGGTCGAAGGTTGATATCCGTCATCTGCTTCTCCTAGTTCACTCGCATGCCCGGCAGGCACAGGTGCTCGACGTGCCGGGTCAGTTCCTCCAGAGCCCGGATGGACTCCTCGTTCTTCATCTCGCTGTTGGCCTTGGCCATCGACGAGGCGTGGGGGTAGAGCGTTTCGTCGTCGAGCCACTCGATCGTGAGGGCGTACGCGTCGATGTCGTCGCGGTCAGCCCAGAACCCCGCACCGCCGAGAGCCTCCTTCAGGCCTGGCGTGGGGTGGGCGATGACCGGAATACCCGAGCAGCCTGCCTCGACGCTGACGAGTCCGTAGGACTCGTAGATCGAGGGCATCAGCACGAGCCGGGTTGCCTTCCAGACCGGCCGCATGTCGGGGTTCTGCCCCCACTGCTCGATGTTGGTGAGGTGCTCGGGGATCGGCACCTGGTCGCCGTGCCCACCCTCGACCGCGATGAAGCGGCGCTCCGGCATCCTCTCAGCCAGTGCGAAGAGCACGTGAGCGCCCTTGTGCGCGTTGTGGTTGACCAGGGTGATGGCGTCGCCGCGATCGAAGCCGCTGAAGTGGTTGCGGCAGACCAGCGGCGGGTGCATCACCATCCCCTGCAACTTCCCGGCTGCCGGGAGCCGCTTGACCAGGGACTCGCGGACCCAGTCGGTGTTCCACACGACGAAGTCGGGAGCCATCCGCAGCGGCGTCTCGGTGATGCTCATATCGTTGTGCGTCAGGAAGACGATCCGCGAGCGGATCCGACGGCGCATCTGGAGCGCGACCACCGCGTTGTCGTGGTGGGTGAAGGTGACCTGCGGCTGGAAAGTGCGCAACTTCGAGATGCCGTGCATCGCCGAGCGTACCGGCACCAGCCGAACACCCTCGTACTCGGTCTCCGGGGCGTTCTTGGGGGCGTGGGTGACATAGGCCGTCACCTCATGTCCCTCTTCAGCCAGATGACGGAGGATGTTGTGCAGTACGCTCTCGCTACCCGCCGAGCGCCAGTTGAGGTAGAAGTGAACGAGCGCCCCGATGCGCGCCATCAGACGGTCTCCTTGTTACGACGGTTGATCTCGCGGGCGATGTACCAGCGGGCCTTCTCCAAGTCCTGAACGGGGTCACCCTTGAAGTCCGCTCGAAGGATGTACTTCACAGCGTTGCCCAGGCAGAAGTTGAGGTGCTCGGTGATCTCGATTACCTCGACCGGGTACTGGTTGTAGTGGTCGGGGTGGTTGACCGGATCACTCATCTCAGCCTGCCTTCGTCGGGTCGTAGTTGAGCAGCGCGCGGATCCGGTCCGCCTGCTCCTTGGTCAGCGGCAGCGGCAACTTGCTGAGGTTCTTGGCCAGCATGTTCTCCATCACCACCGCGTAGTAGTCGCGGCGGGCTGCGTCTACCTCGGCTGCGTTGCCGTTCATCGTGGCTAGCCCGATGGCTTGGCGGTAGGAGAGCGTCGCCTTGGGGTAGTTGTCCAGCAGGTCGTCGAGAATCATTCGGGCACCTCCGGTCCGAATTCGTCGCGGAGTTCCCGAACCAGATCGTGGATTCGGGAGTCGTCGGGGACGGCTCCAGTCTTCTTGGCCCTTGTGATCAGGGCGTGCGTTGTGTTGATTACCTCGTTGAGCAGGCGCTCATACTCATCACGAGCAGCCTGCCGCTCGACGGCGAGGGGGAGAGCCTTGGTCCTGTGCTCGTTCATGGGCTTACCTCACTTTTGGTAGCGGGCCATCGTGGACCCTTCGGCGGCCAGGGGCAGACCCGCTGCCCAGTCCAAGGGCTCGCACATCTGGTCGGCCATGTCGTTGACGTCGTAGATGCCGTCGAGCACGATCTCGTCGTGTACGTGCAGCACGATCGGGTAGCCGCGCTCGGTCATTCGCACGATCGACTCGGCGAGGACGTCGCGAGCCACCGCCTGGGTGACGTTCTCCGCGATCGAGCCGCCCCAGGTGTCGGTGCGGAAGCCCTTCGGGTCCATGTAGGTGAGCCGCTCGCCCTCGATCGGGTCGTGGAAGACCCGGGCGTCGCGGTAGATCAGCGCGCGGCCGGACGGCAGGATCGCGTGCATGTCCTTGCCGACCCTGCGGAAAGTGATCCGGCCAGCCTTGCCGCCCTGCTTGAAGCCCAACTCGCAGGCTCGCCAGAACCGCACGATGGCCGGGTTCGTCGTACGCCACAGGCGCTTGATGATCTGCAGTTCCTCGCTGGTGCCCTCAGCGCCCATCCGGATCAGCGCGCCCTCGCCACCACCGAAGCCGAGCGCCAGCACGGCGACCTTGCCCTGTTGGCGGGTGTAGCCCTCGCCAAGGCGGTTGGCGGTCTCGACGTAGATGTCACGGCCCTCGGCGAAGGCCTCCAGAACCCACTTCTCGTGGGCCAGCCAGGCGATGACGCGTGCCTCGATGGCGGAGAAGTCGACGCCCGTGAACGGGCCGACGAACATCGCTCGGATCAGGCCCTTGAGGAACTCGGAGGTGATCTCGCCTTCCCCCGCGATCAGCCGGTCGACCTCGCCCTGGACGATCTTGTCGATCTGCCCCTGCTCGGGCTCGACGTCGAGCACCTTGCAGTCCGTGAAGTAGACCTTGACCGCCTCCAGGATCTCGCGGGTGAGGTTCTGGGTCTGCACCCCGGTGCCGCCGAAGCGGCCGGTGTGCGCGGCGAAGAAGCGGATGTGACCGCGCAGCCGGTCATCATCGTTGACACCCCGCAGCGCGGCCTCGAACTTGCTCAGCGAGGCCAGGCTGGTCCCCTGACGGATCTCCAGCACACGGCGTACGTCGTCGGGGATGGTCCGGTGCTCCAGCGTCGACTCGACGGTCTCGGCCTGCAGATTCTCCAACGGGACGCCGCGCGATTCGAGCCAGCCGTGCAACTGCTGGGTGCTGTTGGGGTTGGCCAGCCCAGTGATCTCCTTGGACTCAGCCATCAGCCGGGCCTTGATCTCGTCCCCGGCGAAGACGGCGGCAGCGACCATCGCGACGTCGATCTTGACGCCCCGGTCGTTGAGGAGTTCGTTCGCTTCCCACAGCGGCCTCTCGACGTCCGTGGGCCACTTCTTCGGCAGCCGACGAAAGACATCGAGCAGGGTGTAGACGTCCTGGACGCAGTACGCGATGAACTCCAGCCACTCCTCGGGCCGGTCCTCGGGCAGAACCCGCTTGCGGCGGTACGGCTTCGAGAACAGGTTGATCAGCCGGGTACCGGCCGAATCCTTCCGCACCCCGCCGAGCGTCTCGCCCAACTTGTCCAGTGACCTCGGCAGGCTGTACTCCGCCGCGAGCACGGCGGTGCAGATGAACTTACGCGGGTGCAGGTAGGTGCCGACCGGCATCCCCAGCAGCGCGCTCATGACGATCCGCTCGAAGTTGGCGTTGTGCGCCACGAATCGGACGTCGTCGCGAGCGAGCAGCGGCCGGAGGATCTCCAGGATCCGCTGCTCGCCGATGTAGGACTCCACCGGCCCGCCGTCGAGGGAGATGGCGAGCATCAACACCTCGAAGGTGGGGTCCTCGACGTAGCGGTACGCACCGGACTTCTTCAGTTCGGTGCACGAGTACGTCTCGAAGTCGATGAAGGCGAGAGTCACGGCTTTTCGATCCCGGCCCGGGGGATGTAGTAGGTGCGGTACTGCCGGGGCTTGCACAGCAGCCACTGCCAGAATGTCCGCTTGATGGGTGCGTACACCTCGATCGAGACCGGGAGGCTGGGCGCGTCGGCGTCAAAGGCACCCCCGGTCAAGAGGTTCAGCACCTCGTGATCGACCTGGCAGAACTCGATCTTGACCTCGAAGTTCTCAAAGCCCTCAGAGGACGTCATCGCTGTCGTCCTTGCGCCGCCAGATCGAGGGGTCGCTGTCGACCTGGACGGGCTCCCAGCCAGCGAGGTCGGCCGTCTTGTCCCGGATAGATCTATCCCAGGTCGTCACGCCGATCCAGTGGCTGCGCTCCGAGGGCTTCTCGGAGACCGGCCAGTCGGCGATCAGCAGGCCGCCAGGCTTCACGACCTTCGCGAACTGCCCCACGAGCCGGGCCACATCGTTGTAGCCGTGGTGGATCAACACGGCGCGGCACACGACAGCGTCAGCCAGCCAGACATCCTTGTCGGGCTCCGGGGCCACCTCCTCGAAGAGGTTCATACCGTCCGACTGCACGGCGGCGATCTCCGGCTCCTTGTCGGTCAGCCGATGCAGCATCTCCGTCGAGGCGTCGACCGCGAGCACGCGGAGCCCTGCCTGGTGCATCGGAATCGCGAGGCGGCCATCACCGCAGCCGAAGTCGATGACACGGGCACCGATGTGGAGCATCGAAGCGATCTCCTCGGCCTGTGACACGCCGGAGGCCCAGTATTCCTCCTCGCTCCGTTGGCGGAGCGGATGGATCCGGTCAACGGCCTCGTCCTGCTGCCAAGCCGCGACGACCTCGTCGAAGTTAGTCATGTGTTTCCTTTCGGAGATGTGAAGCGGCCCGTGGCGGGTGAAAGGAACCACTCCAAAGCCCGCCACGGGCCGCCGTTCAGGGGGCGACGCTCAGAGAACGCCGCCGTCGTTGGTGATCGGCGAGAACTCCGCGTTGGCGTCGATCTTGGTGCTGGTGAAGGCCTCGTCGTCGCGAACCTTCTGGATCGCGTTCAGGCCGAACGAGATGCCCTTGCTGCCCTCGAAGTTGAACGGGTAGGCGTTGACGCTGGCCTTCACCCAGCAGCCCGAGTAGACCTCGGTCGGGTCCAGGATCTCCTGGACGTTCTGGTCCACGACGACCGGCTTGCGGTCGGAGCGGACGTTCATGAACATGTTCCCGGCGAACTCGGGGTAGCGGTCGGTGTCCTGGTCGGTGTCGCCGTCACGGATAACGGTCTTCAGGTTCGGCGGGATGCTGCCCCCGAACTTGGTGTTCTTGCCCGCCTCCTTGGCCTCGTGCTCGGCAGCGTAGAGCGCGTCGAGCGTCGCCTTGTCCGACTTCGGGATGAGCAGGGTGATGCCGTACTTCGGCTTGTCGTTCGCGTTCTTGCCGGGCTGCGGCTCGAAGATGCGGACGAACGATGCGCGGACGACTCCGGTGGTGACCTTGGTTGCCATCAGTTTCCTCTGGTTTCGGTTTGTTGGATGCCGCCCCCGTCGAGCGGGGAATGCTCTCGGGGACGGCTGGATTCAATCTACGGCCTACTTAGGCCGTTGGTCAACCCGGCAGCCAATTACGTGGCGTGGTGCGGGCTGCGGCGTTGGTCTTCCTGATGCTGCGTACCTTTTCGATCAGTTCAGGCGTGCGTTCATACTTGCCGATTCGGTCCTTCTTGAGGTGGCACTGCCTGCACATCGCTCGGTAGTCGTCCGGGTTGAGGGAATAAGGCATCTTCTCGTGCTCTCCTCGCTCACCGTGGTAAGCCCACTGCTCAGCGGGAGCACCACAGGAGCAGCAAAGTTGGTCCGCTGCTCGTCCCTTGGCTTTCCGAATTAGACGGTGTGCGCGCTCGTAAGCACGGCTTCCTTTGGTCATACGAAGGACCCTTCGTCAAGCGTTGCTGCGCTGATGCTCTTCCCAGGCTCGGCGGGTCATCTGCTCCAGCGTCTCCGGGCGCAGATGGGGGTTGGCGATGGTGATCCTCCGGTACTCCCGGCGGTTGACCACCGCCCACGTGAACTCGTCGATCCAGTCGCTGATCTGCGGGGCGAAGACGAACCCCGCCGCCACCGTCGTCGCGACGATGAACACAACCACGATCGTCACGAAGATCACCGCTCAATCACTCCGAACACCCTGCCCTCTTCCTCCAGTGCGTTGATCGCCGGACGGTTGTCATCCAGCGGGACGAGTGAAGGCTTCCCCTCGCTTTTCGTGATGATGTCGCCGAGCAGCGCGTTGAGTTCGTCCTTCGGCAGGAGCCGCTCCAGGTCACCGAACGGCTTGACCGAGAACCGCGCCACCTGCTCGGCGGAGAAGCCGTTGTCGATCAGCATCTGGATCGCCAGCGCGTCGTCCTTGATCTGGCGGCGGCCGTTGGAGCGCACCACCTTGAAGCCGGGGATCTCGACCTTGTCCTGGTAGGCCTTGGTAAGCGCCCGCTCCTCCACCTGCTGGCACCAGCGGCGGATGTTCGGGATCTGTGCCACAGCCTCGGCCAACTGCTCGGGGCTGAGTAGGGTCGGCTCGCCGAAGTCCCGGGTCGCGACGAAGCGTGCTCGCGCGGAGCACTCTCCGGCGACCGGGCACCAGCGGCAAGCCTCCTCGCTCGGCCCGAACTCAGCGCCCCCCTGCAGCGCTGCCTCGGCGATCGGGATGACCGAGTCGCGCCAGGCTCGCAGGTCGGTGGCCGAGAGGCAGTAGGTGTCCACGTGGTTGCGGCGCGGCTGGTAGATCTGCACGCAGACATCGTCGACCTCGCCGATGATGTCAAAGGTGTCCAGTGCGGCCACGCCGTAGAGCATCAACTGCGGGTTGTCCTCGGCGTAGACCTCGACCCCGGTGCCGTACTTCAGGTCGATCACGAAGACCAGGCCCGGCGCGATGACCACGGTGTCACCCGTGCCCCAGCAGGAGGGGATCCCGGTGTTCATCCGCTGTTCCAGCAGCACGACGGCACCGGGGTTGGCGTCAGCCACTGACTGGATCAGCGCGACGTAGCCGTGCGCTGCCTCGGTCATGTCCTCCTCTTCGTGCTCGCCAACCAACGTGGCCTTCCAGGTGTCGAGGCGGCGCTCGTACTCCTGGCAGGCAATCCACCCGAAGTGGTGCGAGGCCTCGATCTCAGCCCGGACGTGCGCTCGGGTGCCCTCTGCTGCGTACGGCGAGTCCTCGTCGGGCACCTGGCCAGCGTCCTCCGCGAGGAGAACGCTGGCCGGGCAGTGGATCCAGCGGTGAGCCGACGACGGGCTAAGCCTGGCGTGCTCACCACCCATCAGGCGTCCTTGAAGAACTTGTCGCGGTCGGCCTTGGACAGAGAGGCCGAGACGCTGTCGAGAAACTTCTGCAGGTCCCCTTCAGCAATCATCGAAACCCGGGCGACGCCACCGAGGTCGTTGTCCAGCACCTTGCGGACATCAGCCTGGCGCTCCGCAGCGACCATCGCGGTCGCGACCTTGGCGACCTTGTCGCGCAGCAGCTTCGGGTCGGTCTCGACGACCGTGGCCTGCTCCGGAGCGTCCTGGTTGTCCCAGTCGGGCTCGGGATCTCCGACCTCGGCATCGGCCACGTCCTCCTCGGTGCTCAGGTAGGCGTCCTCGACCTTCTCCGGGACCGACTTGAGGGTGGTCTTCCGCACAGACATCTTCTCGGCCTGGGTGTGCGTCCCGGCGTGCAGGTGCAGCGCCCGGCCGGTCTCGGAAACGTGCTCGCAGTGGTCGCAGGTGACCTCGCCGTTCTCGGCGATGTGGAAGCCGTACTTCTTCAGCGAAGCCTCGGAGACGTTGACCTTCTTCGGGGCCTTCTCCGGCTCGATGACAGCGGCGGCCTCTGCGATCTTCTCCTGGACTGAGGCGACACCTTCGATGGCCTCCTCGATGGCGGCGACGGCGAAGCCTTCAGGCGACGGGGTGTGCTCTCCAACTGCGCCAAGCACCACGACGGCACCGCCAGGTGCCTCCTGGACCGGCTCAGGGGCCTCGGCGGTCTTCCCCTCGTTGAGACTGATCTCGCCCGCGAGAGCGAGCAGGACGACCTTGTCGTGTTCCGACAGCGGGTCCTCGGTGTTCAGGTTCAGGTTGATGATCATGCGGCGTCTCCTTCGTTGTAGTCCTCTGGGTCGACGCCCAGAGTGTCAAGCACTGCTTCGAGCAAGGTCTTCTTGCCCCGGACGACCTTGATTGCTTCTCGGTCAACCTTCTCGGCCACGAGGTGGTGCACGATCACCGGATGCCCCTGGCCTTGGCGGTGCAGGCGGTCATTCGCCTGCTTGTAGTCGATCAGAGACCAGTTGGGGCTGGTCCAGACGATGTGATGACCCCCGGCCTGCAGGTTCAGCCCTGCTCCGGCGGACTTGGGGTGCGCCAGGAGCAGCGGAACCCGGCCACGGTTCCAGTCATCGAGCGCGCCACGGTCGTCCACGCCCTTGGCCTCCGGGAAGGCCTCGCGGATCATGTTCGCCTCCTCGATGAAGCGGTAGAAGACCAGGAGAGGACTCCCGGCCTCCTCGGCGATCTCCTTCAGCGCGTCGATCTTGACGCTGTGGAGCCGGGTGACCGCCTTGGTCTCGTCACCGTAGAGGAACCCGGCTGTGACCTGAGCCAACCGGTCGGTGAGCACGGCGGAGTTGGCCGCCGTGTGGATGGTGCTGCCCAGGATCTCCAGGTCAGCCACGAGATTGTCGCGCAGACCCTCGTACGCTCGCTGCGCGGCCGAGGGCATCTCGACCTTGACCTCGTTGGTGAACAGGTCGGGCATGTCGAGGTAGTCCTCGGCCTTCATGGACAGGCAGATGTCGCCGATCAACTGCAGGATGCGCTGGTCGGCGCCAGGCTTCGGCGTCCACTTCGCCACCACGCCCGAGTCGAGGATCAGCGCCGGACTGAAGTAGCGGTTGCGGAAGGCGACGATCCCGGTGTTCTTCCGACCAGCGATCTCCACACCAAGTCGCTCGCCTTGGTCGAGCAGGTAGACCTGCGGCCACAGGTCCAGCGAAGAGTTGCCAGTCGGTGTGCCGGTCAGGAGCCAGACGTGCTCGGCGCGCTTGGTGATCTTCTTGGCCAGCCGCCACCGATTGGTGTCGCGGCTCTTGAAGTTATGTGACTCGTCGATGATCACCGTGCGGAACTTGTGCTTCTCCGGCACGTCCTTGATCGAGTCCTGGCTGATTGTGATGATGTCAGCCCTGCTGGCCAGCATCCGTGCTCGCTTGGCCGGAGAGCCGACCGCGACCGCGATGGTGAGGTCCGGGCGCCACTTCGGTACCTCCTCAGGCCAGACGCGTGTAGCCACCCGCTTTGGCGCGATCACCAACACGGGCAGGTGCTCGGGCGTTAGTGCCGAGAGCGAGGTGGCAGTTTTGCCGAGGTCAAAGACCTGGCTCCATGAAGAGACCTGCGCGAGGGTGCTCGTGAAGATGGGCTACTCCGCGCTCTTGGTACCGGTGGAGACTAGGCATTGGGCATCACCTCCTTCAGGTCAGGGAGGACAGCCATTCGGCAACCTCATCAGTTCCTCGGAGCACGACGACGTCATACCCCATTGCGCGCAGTCGACTGATCTGCACTTTCTGGATCTCGCTGAGCCGTCCACCAGACTGTCGCTTCAGCTCTACGAAGTAGACCACACCGCCAGGCAAGAGCACCAGACGATCAGGGATGCCTGAGACGGTTGGCACCATCTTCAGTGCCATACCGCCCAACTTCTTGACGCCGTCACGCAGTTTGTTCTCGGCGCTGCGCTCGCGCTGGCTACTCACGGGGGGTCGCCGGGTGTCCCTCGGTGAGGATCACCTCACGTACGATGACGGTGTCCCCATCGCCAGAGAACTCTTCTGCTGCGGCGCGGTCGGCGTAGCCGAACCACTCAGTGCCTGCGGCGTCCTTGATCCCGTACTCCAGGCGCATCTCCGAGACTTCGAGGTGCTCGGGCAGGCCCGCCTTCTTGAGCGTGGCTGCCAGGTACTCGTCGCGGAGGTCTTCAGCGCCTCCGTCAAAGTGGCTCATGTCTCTCCTCTGTGGAAGAGGGAGTGGTGGGCCCGCGCTCTTAGGAAACCCAAGCCCACCACTCCCGGTCTATGGTGCCTTAGTCCTCGTCGGACATCCAGTTCTCCAAGGCTTCGGTGGCCTCGGGGTCACCGTCGATCGCGGCGCAGACACAGAGATGGCCGTTCCAGAACTCACAGAGTTCCTGCTTGCACTCCATCAGGATCCTCCCAGTCGTTCGCCGAGGCGAGCCGCGTACGGTCTGTGTGTGGTTCGCTCTTCGCGTTCCCGTTGACCGTCAGGCAGGGATCGCCAGGGCCAGCGGTGCAGACCGGGCAGGCGTACGCCTGCACGATCCGCTTCCACCGGATCATCGGGTGCTCGGGATCACGACTCCGGTGCCGCTACCAGGCATGCAGTTGAAGCCTGCCGGGAGGGAAGCACCCGAGGCCACAGCCTCAGCCACGGTGTCGAGGCACTTGTTGACCAGGACGTTGGGGTCCTTGGCGATCGAGGAGGCCAGTTCGCGGTTAGCGGCAGCCTGCGCGGTGGCCGTCTCCTTGGCTTCGTTGGCCACGCGGGTCTTGGCGACCTGAGCGACGTAGTCGTCGAGGTGCTTCTGGCTGCGCTTGTCCAACTTGATCAGGCTGACCGTCACCGAGCGGACCTTGACCAGACCCTCGGTCTCGTTCTCCAGCCGGTCCTGCACGCCCTTGGCCAGCGCCTTGTAGTCCGGCGTCTCACCGTCGATACCGGCCAGGCTCAGCGGGTCGAACGAAGCGAACTCGGCGTTCGAGGCGGCCTTGAACTGCGTGGAAACCATGGCCTTGCGCAGCGAGTCGGTCGGGTCGTCCGAGCGGAACTCCGAGTAGACCTGGCTGGCGTTCTCCGACGAGATGGACCAGCGCACCGTGGTGTAGACCTCGGCGGTGTTGCCGTCCTTCAGCCGGACCTGGATCGCATCCTCGCCCTTGTACTCGTCGGTCTGTGTGGTGGCGTCGATCTCGGTGACCTTGTCGAACGGGGTCTTCCAGTTCCAGCCAGGCTTCATCGTCTGCTCGTGGACCTTGCCGTAGGTGCTCACGACGCCGACCTGCTTGGCCTCGACGATGGCCGAACAGGCGAAGAACATGACGATGCCCGCGATACCGAGGCAGACCAGCGCGGCGCCGAGCGCGCCAGTAGCGGCGAAGGAGTCGTTGTTGACCTTGTCCTCGGCTTCCTCCTTGCGCTGCCGGTCCTCGTACGTCTGAGTCCCGTTTTCCCGGAACTTGTCAACCTCTTCCTGCGCGGCCTTGACGCCGCTCTTGAACACGCCTCGCGCCACGAAGGCGAAGACGGCGATGATCACGAAGACCGCCGCGATGATTGATGCGAACACTTGCTTCTCCTGTTTGTTATGAACCGCAGTGGTCTGCGATTACTTTTCTTACACCGACACGGGTGTTCTGTGCCGCGCGGCCTGCACTGTGCAGTCTCATGGCTAGCGCCGTGGTCGCGCCGTTCTGTGACTTGATGATCGCATGGTTCTTACGCGACATCTTGACCTTCAGACCTAATCCCTGCGCTTCCAGGATTAGGTCTTGGGCTTCTCTGTCGAAACCTCGCAGTTCTTTACGAGTTAATCGCATCTCTTCTCCCCGAAGATGGTTACGAACCTCCCTCTGGCGTCGCGTGGGCGAGGCAGGCTCTTCCGTGCTTCCGCGACGCCCCCGGCATCGAGAGGGTCGTAGCCGTACTTCACGACTGTGCGAGCATAGTCCGGTGTCAGGTTCATGTCATGCACTTGCTTCTCCTTTTTTTTTGCTGCTACTCAGCGGCCTAATCTTCGACGCCCCCGAGAACCAACTTGTAGGCATCCGCATCAGACGCCACGAGATACGTCTCTCCCCTTGTCGACATAGCCCACAATTCGTTTCCGTAGTCAGTGACGCTGACGGCTAAAGCGACCACGGGGGTGTCTGCTCCTTCCTGCATCACGAGGTACGATCCCACAGGAACTACTTGATAGTTCATCTCTTCGCCTCTCACTTCGCAAGCAAGGTGATCCGCTTGCTGTTCTGTTGACGTCCCGCCACCACTTCGATGATGCCGTCGATCTCCAACGCATTGCGCGCTCGATCGGCGACACGCTGTTGCGGCGTCGAGAGCAGCCTCTTGATCTGCCCCCAGGACATCTGTTCTCCCTCGTCATGGAGAATCTCCTTGATCCGGTCTCGACACCGGTCCACCAGGAACGCGTCCTGGTTGATGGTTTCGTTGACCACGATCTGGGCGTGCGCATTCGCCTTGGCCTGTCGGGCGTTCTCCTCGACAGCCTTGGCCAGCACGGCCTCCTGGCACATCTCGATGGTCTTCATGGATTCTTTCGTGAACCGACCTGCCAACCCCCACCACTGCTCGGTGATGTCGGTCTCGCCGTGGAGCAGCGCGAACACAGCCGCGATCTTCAGCCGGGTCAGGTTGAGGTGGGCTTCCATCTCCCCTTCGGGGCCTCGATCGGGCGCGAGCAGGGCTGCCAGTTGGATCTGGTCTGCAATCTCCTGTGGGTATGAGATCTCGCGCTCAGGCGACCCGTCCCCCGGCATCTCCCAGCCCAGCGAGCCCGGCCATTCCGGGATGTCCGCGAGTGCACGAGGTGCCTCTGGGTCAGTTGTGCTCATCCACAGGAAGCGCTGAGGCAGACCTGAATCCGATCCATCGAGCAGGGGGCCAGCCAGCGCGGGCTGGACGTTGACCACCATCGTCATCCGGTAGGAGTCTTCGGGGACGTGTCGGTTGCGGCCCCCCGCCTTGGCGTTTGCCTGCCCAAGTGATCCACCCGTCCCTGCCGTCTTCATCTGGCCGCCCAGCGTGGTGCCACTGCGGGCAGCCATCTGGTTCAGCGTCTCGACCTCATCCACGACAAACATCCGCGCGGGGTCAGGGATCACCATCGGCATGCCGTCAGCGTCCTTGTTACCGTAGTCGAGGAAGGCGTCCGCCATCCCCTCGCCGGTTCCGAGCGGGAGAATCTTCCGCTTCTGTTCCAGGCCGACCAGCCCAAGCAGTTCGCCTGCAACCCGGGTGCTGGCGCTCTTGCCTGCACCGCTCGTACCGACCGCTGCGAAGAACAGGTTCAGGCTGGCCTTCGACCCGACCGTGGCCGGGAGTTGCCACAAGGGCGGGGTTTCGAGCAGGATCCGTGCCATCACGTTCTGCAGCACCATCGGCGCACGCAGCGCCCGAGAGTGAGCGGCCTGACGGATGTGACGGAAGATTGGCGTAGCGTCGAAGAGCGAGCCGCCCTGCTCCTCGTTGGTGAGCGGCTCGAAGTCCTCGGCGACCGGGTCGGGTCGGGCTTCCTCGCCGACGGCCGTGAGCGCCGAGCGCCACTTCGCGTCGACCTCGTGGTCCGTCCACACCTCGTCGGTGGGGGCATGGGCGAAGAGGTCGTCCTGCGCCTGCTCCAGGGTGTAGCCGGTCCAGCCGGAGTTGGCCAGGCGGACGAGGTCGCAGGCCACGTTGAACGTCGTCTGGTCCCAGAACGCACCCTCGTGCCAAGGGTTCGGCAGGTCGTCGAGACGCTGCAGCGAGTTCTCGATCCAGGCCTGCGCGTCGGAGCGTACACCGTACGCCGGGTCGCGGTGGCCGGAGGTGTCGCGTGTGACCGTGCTGCGGTCCTCGTGGCTGGGCTTCAGCAGCCGCTGGATCCACGCCATCGGCAAGACGGCGAGATCCTCCTTGCTTGGGGGGTTGACGACCTGCTTGCCCCAGTCGTCATACCAGCCGTAGGTCCGGCCGGTCTCCGGGTGGATGCTGGGCCAGACCATGGCGTAGCGGTGGTGCCACGAGATCGTCTCGACGTCGCCGCCTAGGTCGTGCCAGTGCAGGCCGACGGCCTCCTCCGGCAGGCGGAACCAGTAGATCCCGGAGATCTCGTGCTTGCGGCTCGTGGAGCGCCACGTGGCGGGCAGCGGGCCGATCGTCATCTCGACGACATCGAGGGTGATCTCACCATACTTCTCGCCGTACGCATCGACGTCGATGCCGATGACGTCCTCGGGCATCCGCAGCGCGATGTTGTCGGCGCCGTGGTGGTTCAGCCACTGCTTGACCTGGCCATGGTCGGGGCGCTTGCCCCGGTAGCCGGTCCAGCCGGAGGCGACCAACTTCTTCGAGCCGTAGGGAACCGGCAGCGGTGAATCCCAGCCTCGCTTGAGGTACTCCCGTGCGCCGATCGCGTACGGTGCTCCCGCCTTCGGCTGGAGTTCTGACCGGTTCTCAGTCACGTTGGTTGGGTCCTTCCTCGACTTCGTACCCGCCAGGATCTATAGTGGGACCCGGCTGGGGTTGTGCTGGATGGTTCGACACCTTGCTTCTCCGCCCCGGCTCCCGAACTCGACACGGGAGCCGGGGCACTCCGCATCCTAAGCCGATATCTCGGGCAGGTCCATGGTCACAGGATCTCCCCCGCCACCGTGTCGTGCTCGATCTCGGGGTGCTCTTCCAGGTACGCCTGACGCGCTTCCAGCAGGCGGGCCAGCAGCACCTCGCGGGCGTCGGTGACGGTGATCTCCATCTGCTTGCCGTAGCCGGTGCGGTTGAGCACCGCCTCGCTGGCAGCCAGCGCGACGCGCTCGTCGTGGCTGTGGATGAGTTCGCCGAGGCGGCGGATGGCCGGGTTGATCAGGTCAGCCAGCGCGACTCGCGCGGCCGGACCGCCGTGCTCCTCACAGACGGCGGCCCCCGCGCTGGCGGGGTGCTCGCACTCCTCCTCGGTGCATAGGATCCGGCCGAGCACGTCGCGCTCAGGAGCGGGGATCGTGGGCAGGCCGGAGCCCCGGCTCAGTCGCCGGGCGGTGACCAACTCGGTGTTGTTCACCATCTGCTCCTGCCCCTCGCGCAACATCCGTGAGATCGTGGGCTGGCTCAGCCCGGTGTCCCGGGCGATCTCCGCCTGGGTGATGCCATCGGCGCTCATCTCCAGGATGTGGGCCAGGGCTGGACTACTCACTCAGCACCACCTCGCAGGTGTAGAGCCACATGTCGGGGATGCGGGTCTCTCGACCACCTTCGGCCGTGAAGTCGTAGCCCTCCCGGAACCGCCAGGTCCCGGGCTCAGGCTGCACGTCCATCCTGTTGACGAACCAGAGCATGCATGCCTTCTCGGCCTCTGCGCGGATCTCCTCGTTCGCATACTGCTCCGGACTGAGGGTGATGGTTTGGCCGTAGCGCATCTCGACCGGCTCTTCGATTTTCACAGGATCGGGTCCTTCCACTCCAGGTCGCTCCCTGCGCACAGGGCGTTGGTCTCGCTGGACGGGTGTGCCTGCATCCGGTAGGGATACGCCGCTCCGCGCAGCAGCAGCTTCCGGCCACAGACCCAGCACTCCCCCTCCATCAGCGGAACCTCCACAGGGCGGCGACCAGACGGGGTCCGCCGAGCAGGAACAGGATCTGGCCCATCAGGCAGAGCGACCCGTCCCGTGCCGCCTTGCTCGCAGCCCTGTACCGGGCCTTCTGCCTGCTCTTGTGCCTGCTCATCGCTTCTCCTCTCGATAGCAACGCTGGTCGTCGGTGGACCAGCCGCTGAACACCATCCAGGCCAGGACCGCAGCCAGGACCAGGTTGATGCCCATGATTATGCCGAACAGGTACACCGTGTCCTCCTCGAACAAGGGTAAGGCCCCGGGATAGATCTATCCCGGGGCCTCACGTGGCGGCTGCTACTTGGTGAACTCCGCGACCAGGCTCGGCAGGGCCGAGTCGAAGCCCGCGACGTCCACACTGTGCGGGTCGGTCGGGTCCGCGATGGTGAAGTCCGTGGCGGTCAGGCCGACCACGATCTGTGCCACCTTGTGCCCGACCACCTTGCGGTACTTCTGCAGCGCCTGGAACGGGTGCTCGGTACGACCGGCCCACGTTTCGTTGTCGGTGAAGATCACGATCGCGTCGTAGTCACGCCCCTGCTCACGAGCCCAGCGTGCCGGGAGCGAGCAGTCGGTCCGGCCGAACGGCAGTCCCCGGACCGCAGCCACGTTGTCGTCGAGGCGACGGCGCGGGCTCAGGTCGAGCGAAGTCATCGCCGCCTCGTACGGGTCGTAGCCCTGGCTGTACCGACGCTGCCCGTACCGAGCCTGGGTGTTCGCCGCCGTGAAGCCGACCACGTCCACGCCCGGCTCGGTCGCCAGCAGGCTCATCGCCATCGCAGCCGAGACGTCGCGAGCGCTCAGGCCCGGCTTCACCTCAGCACCCATCGAGCCAGACACGTCCAGCGCCACGAGGTAGCGCTTGCCGGTCGGCTCCTGGTACTGGAACGAGGCGTAGAACGCCGCGTCCAGCGCGTCGGTGACGTGCCGGTTCGGGACCCACGTCGAGCCGCTGCCGTCGGTCTGACTACGGCCGGAGGCGTACGTCCGCATCGCGGTGAGGATGTTCACCGGGTGCAGCCGACCCTTGCGGACCGTCTCCGGGTCACGGAGGCGAGCCGCCATGGCCTCCTCGATCTGCGACTTCTCGCGGGTCACGGGCAGCCGAGCCACGCGCGAGGCGTTGCGCATCAGCGCGGTCATGCCCATCGTCGGCACGAGCGCCTTCCACACCTGCGGGGTGTTGATGACGACGTCCGGGAGCGCCTCCCACGGGAGGTTGTACTCCGAGATGAGGCGGGCAGCCTCGCCACCGTTGACGCAGCCCTTCGCAGCCTCGTAGCCCTGGATGACCTGGGGCAGCGAGATCGGATCGGTGTCGCTGATGCCCTTGGTGATCCAGTGCAGCACGTTGTCCTGCTCGGGACTGAGCGCGGCCGGGTGAGCGAGACGGAGCACGTCACGGTGCGTCCAGCCGTTGCGCTGGCGGTACTTCACCGCCTGGTAGGCCAGCGAGTCGGCCGTCTTCGAGGTGTACCACTCGGCGACGGCGCGGCGCGGAGCACGGCCCCAGCCACGCATCGAGTCGAGGTAGTCCACGAACTCGAAGAGGTGGGTGGAGGTCCGGGCCACCTTGCTCAGCGCACCGAAGGCCCGGCGCTGGGTGACGTCGTTGCCGACGGAGGCCGCGATGGCCAGCGCGAGCAGGGCCGGGGAGTTCTTCGGGGCTCGGCCCTCGGTGCTGATCTCCACGATGCGCTCGACGAGGTCGGGCCCGGTCTGCGCACCCTGGGCGTACGCCACGACCGCCTTGGCGTTGTCGCGGGTCAGGGTCTGCGCCGAGGCGTAGTAGGTCGGCTTGTCCGAGCCGAGGATCAGGAAGCGGTCGATGGCTGTGGCCTCGTCAACCTTGAAGACGTAGCCCCCCGCCGAGTTCTTGACCTGCTCCGGCTTCGCCTGCTCGGTCTGCGGAGTGGCGCTCCGGCCCTTCACGTAGTCCTTGTAGATGCTGTTCATGGATGGTTCCTCTCAGGTGATGTTGCGCATGCGGGCACCGAGCGCCTCGACGGCGTCGGCCTGGTCCTTGAGGATCTGGGCCTTGAGCCAGCCCTCGATCTCATCCATCTGACGGCGAGCCTCGGCGTCGGCGAGGCGCGGGTACTCCTCGCGCCAGTCGGCTCCGAACGAGCCGTCCTTCAGCACGTTCACCCCGGACCACTGGATGCGGAGGTAGCCGGGGTAGGAGGGGTCCCTCAGGAGTTCGTCCAGGGTGCGCGACCAGATGGCGCGGGCCTGCCGCACCGACTTCCGGCGGTTGCCGGAGAAGGTAACGGTGGGCGCATCCTCCGGGGTGATATCGAGGGTGGTCCAGCCCCCGATCTTGACTGCGACATGCTGCGTACTGAACTCCACGGTGGTTCCTTTCAGATAGAAAAAAGACCAGCACGAGGGGTCCGTGCTGGCCGAAGAAGTGACGCGAGCAAAGGGTGAGATCCGGGTTTCCCCTGCCGGTTGGGGATCCCGATGAGGTTTTCGGCTCATCGGAATGGAATCGAACCATTGATAACCGAATACTCTTCGGCTCGCATCGAAGTTAGTCTGCTGAACAAGTAGCGTGTTCCGGGGGTTTTGTCTGTCACTCTACCAGTTGAGCTACGACCCGGCTAACCAGGACGGCGGGACTCGAACCCGCAACTTACAGATTTGCGATAACCGAAACACTTCGGCTCAGCATATGAAGTTAGAGATGTGAGCAAAGGGTGAGATCCGGGCGGGGCCCTCACAGGTGATCCCAGAAAAGCAGCGTGAGCCGCTGCTTTGGCTGATAACCGAATACTCTTCGGCTCACATCAGCGCAAGATGTCGAACAAGTTGTTGCGTCCGGGGTTAGGGGTCCTAGGCCGCTGGACGACGCCTGACCTAAGTCAGACGGCAGGATTCGAACCTGCGTCACCCGCTCTGAAGGCGATAACCGAACACATTCGGCTCGACACACTTAGCGCTCAGGGTGGCGGTGAACAAGTTAGTTCACGCCGGGATAATCACCAAAGATAACCGACGCGAGATCGGCTCACCGTCTCCCTGAACTCTAAGGGGTTTGCGCTTATTGAGTTGTGCCGTTGGGCCGGAAGTATGTCGAGGAGCGCCCCCGCTCCCGGCCCAACGAGAGACGACCTTACCCTACACTAGGGGTAGGCTGTCAACTGCTTCTCGGCACCGACCGTAGTTCCTCGATCTGGATCTCTGACAGGAACCGCAGCGGCTGTCCGCAGTCGGGGCAGGTCATCCCGTCGGGATCAACAGCAATCCCGTTGCTGTGCTCGCAGGTGAGCATCTTCACCTTGGCCCAGTACCGGCCGACTCGCTGAATCTCCTCGATGGTTGGGTCTTCCTCCCTTTCAGTCATCCTCCAACGCCCCTCTCATCTTGTTGATCCCGCCCGGCCACCGGTCGGGGCAGGAGGCCTCGTACTCCTCCAGGAAGTCCCGAATCACTCCTTCCAGGTTCACGATCCGAGCGAGGTCGAAGCCCTGCTGCTCGGCAGCCAACGAGCGGAGGTTGTCCAGGTTCTCCCGTGCGTCGTCCCGCTCGCCACGCATGTCAGCGAGTTCGCGGGCCCAGGTGTTGCGCTCCTTCATGATCTCGCGGGTGGCTTGCTGGGCTGCTTCTCGCTCACCCTCCAGCCGGGCGATCGTGAGTTGAAGTTCTCTTACCTCCTCTTCCTCAGTCATCGCTGGTTCCCTCTCGCTTTTGCTCGGTTGGCGTGGCCGGTCATGACCCGCAACGTCTTGACGTTGTCTCGCCATTGGTCTGCCGTGAGCGGCTTGCCCAGTGCCTCCCAGCGCTGGAAGCACCGGGGGCAGGGCCTGAGACCCTTCGGCGGGTTGATCGCCAGGGTCATGGAGTCGTGCAGGTTGGGTGTGCTGGTCATCGACGCCCGAGTGCCGCACGCGGTGTGGAGGACGAGGATTACCCACCCCTCGCCGTTGTCCTTGGTGTAGTTGTGCGTTCTCCACGTCCGCACCTGGTCGAGGTTGATGATGTGGAACATCTGCGTGTTCCGACCGGTCCCGTGCACGTACCGAGCCTTGACCCTGACGACTCGCATAGATCTATCCCTTCTCATCGAGCAGGGTCTGCGCCGCCATCCGGCCCAGCGCGGTGACCGCGAGAGCCTGGACGTGGTCGCGCACCTGCATCAGGGCGTAGTGGTCGTTGCTCACCACCGGATTCGGCTCAAATCGGAACTCCGCGCCGAGGCACTCCAACCAGTTGTTGAGCCGGTCGATGACATCTTCAGCAGTGAAAGGCCAGATGCCCGGTTGCGGGATCATCCAGATGCTGACCCATGCCTTGGTGTCGATCTCGTCTGAGTGGTTCCACAGGTTCTTGACACTCATGCTTCTCCTCCTCTTACTTGAAACGCTTGGAGACCCACTCATCGAAGTCAGGTTCCCTCGACTGCTCAGAGAGGTCGGACTGACTCCAAGAGTGGTAGTCGCGACCCGCCTCGAAGGCCTCGCGCAGCAGGTCAACCATCGCCTTGCTGAGACCCTCGGCGACTGAGTCGGCAATGGCCTTGAAGAAGTCAGCCACCATCACCACTTCCCCTTCTTGAACTTCTTGTCAGCCTTGCGGCGGTCGCGGGTGCGGACCTTGCCTTCGCGGTTCTTCTTCATCGCCTTGACCTGCTGGTCCAGCGACTTTTTCTTGAACGACTTCTCGGTTGGTCCGAATAGCCAGTCGAACAGCCCCATCACTTCTTCCCCTTCAGGATCTTGGGCAAGGTCTTGCGGGTCTGGTCGACCTTCTTCTTCGCGGCGTCCAGTTCCCGCTGCCGCTTTGCACTGTCGCTCTCAGCAGGGGAGGGATCGTCGAATGGGCTGCCTTTGTCGATCGGCAACTTCTTGGTCACTTCTTCTCCTTGGGTGTGCAGGGTGGGTACGCGCCGCAGTGCTTGCAGGCACCAGGCCGGACGGGGGGCGGCTTGGCAACTGTGCTGCTTTCCTCGCCGTACCACTTCTCGGGCTTCTTCTTGGCCATTGTTGGTCCCTCTCTCATTGGTTGGTCTACCCTGAGGCATCTAGACTCAGGAGTTACTTACCATGGCAATCGTCATCACAACCGCCGTCGCAACCGCTCTCGATGATGCTGCAACTGCCGCCGTGGACGACGCTCTCGTCACCTCGCTCGGCGCCAACAGCGTGCTCCAGATCCGCACCGGGGCTGCGCCTGGTCCCGGCAATGCCGCGACAGGTGCCTTGCTCGCCTCGGTCACCATCGCGTCCTGGACCGCAGCCACCCCGGCTGCCGGTCAGATCACCGGCTCCAACCCGGCCGCCGTGACTGCTGCCGCGACCGGCACGGCGGGGTACTTCCGGATCCAGACCTCGGGTGGCACGGCCATCATGGAGGGCTCGGTTGGCGAGGGCTCGGGTGACCTGTCGCTCAACGACACGGACATCATCTCCGGTGGCTCGGTCGACCTCGGCGCTCCGGTCATCACCATCCCCGTCACCGCACCGACCTCCTAGCCCGAGAGGCGTAGGCCATGGTCAAGTGGCTGAACCACGTAGCCATCGCTGCGCCACGCAACGGGACCCTCACGCACACGGTTGACCCATCATCCGGGACTGTCGTTGCGGGCAGCCTGTTCACGCCGACCGCCGGAAACTTCCTGGTTGTCCTGGCAGGTGGTGCAGTCACCTCGACCACGCCAGCGGGCTGGACGCTACCTGCTGGCGGGTCAGCCATCAACAACGCCGGGCTCTACCTGTGGCACCGAACTGCGGCTGGTGGAGACACCTTCACGACCACGCACAACGCGTCCAACTACCCTGTCCTGTTTGACGTCTACGAGTTCCCGGCAGGAACAACCTTCATCGGTGTTGCCGCGCAGGGGAATGTGTCCTCCGGCGGGGCGGGTCCGTCCCTGTCGGGGCTGACCTCAGCCGCTGACTTCCGTGCCGCCGTTGCCTGCCAGGACATCAACGCAGCCGTGGCCCCCTCCTACACCTGGAGCACAGGCACCGAAGCGACCGACACAGGCATCATCGCCTCCGGGACGGATGGGTACGGCTTCTCGCTGGCCTACCTTGAGGATCAGGTGGATGCGACCTTCTCGGCTGCAGCCACCTCCACCGTTGGCAGCCCGACCATTGAGCGTCTGGTCCTCGCACTGAACGTGGCTGATGCTGCCGTCACTGGATCTTTGGTGGCGTCTACTCCGTCTCTGACGGTAGGCCCCTCAACGGCGGCAATCACGGGAACCGTCAGCGTGCCTGTCTACACAGGCTCCGTCGCGGCCTCGACCCCCAGCGTGACCGTGGGTCCGTCGACCGCGAGCATGGCGGGGACGGTTGCTCCGCCGACGTACGCGGGAGTTGTTGCGGCGAGCTTTCCGACCGTGACCGTGGGCCCGCCGACGATGGCCGCGAGCGGCACCGTGACACCTCCTTCCGTGGCCGGTACGCTGGTCGCCGATCTCCCGCCGGTCACGGTCGGTCCTCCGACCATGGCTGTGGCGGGGGTGATCGCGCCGCCCATCTACAGCGGTGACCTGATCGCCAGCGTTCCTGGTCTCACGGCAGGGCCTCCGCTCATGGCGGCGAGCGGGGCGTTCACGCCTCCTGGCGAGGGTGCTCTGCTCGCGAGCCTCCCGGAGGTCACGGTGGGTCCGCCGACCGTCAGCGTTGCGGGCGTGGTGGCTGCGCCGACGTACGCTGGGTCGGTCCTGACTGACCTGCCGACGATCACGATCGGGCCACCGTCTGTCAGTGCTGCGGGCATGGTGACCGCGCCAACCTTCAGCGGGACCCTCGTGGCCAGCCTGCCGACGGTCGTGGTCGGTCCGCCGACCCTCACTGCCGTCGGGGTGACGTCGCCGATCGGGCCGGTCATTCCGCCGCCGGACCCGGAGCGGACAGCGACCGTGGCCCGGGAGTCCCGCGTACCTGCGGTGCAGGCAGAGAGCCGCATCGTTCCCATCTCAGCAGAGGACTTCTGATGCCGCACCAGATCCCCACCTTCATCCATGACCCCGAGGCTGTCCTTGACTACGGCTTCGACTTCACCACCTGGCTGCAGGCGGGGGAGACCATCACCGCAGCGGTCTGGACGCTGCCGACGGTCGGCATCGGCGCTGTGACCAAGTCCCTGGTCCACCCGGAGTCCATCACCGACGGCAAGTGCGTTGTGTGGCTCCAGGGCGGGGTAGACGACCAGAACTACCTGGCCGTCTGCCACATCACCACCTCGGCGGGCCGTCAGGACGACCGCTCGCTGATCCTCAGGGTGAAGCACCGCTAGTACCTCGGCAGGACCCGAGTGGGCATCCCGCCGTGGATGGCGACCACCATGCAGGCGGCGTCGGCGTACGCGTGACGCCAGTCCGGCACCTGCAGGCGGTCGATGGTGACCCGAGACCAGCGCGCCTTGGTGTAGCCGGTCTCCTTGAGGTCGTCGTGATCCACCGTCTGCACGTCGAAGGACCAGAACGGCGGATCGAGGAGACTCACAGCACGTCGTCTCCGAAGACCGACCCGTCGGCGATGGCTGCGTCGAGTGCGGCGGCTGCGCCGGGCCCGTGCATCTCGTCGATCTTGCGGTTCAGATCGGCGGTCATCACGTACCGGTCCGACTGGCGCACCGGCCGCTTGACCACCTCGGTGCTCGCCTTCTGCTTGAGTACGGTGATGTCCCCGGCGAAGTCCGGGTTAGGCATCGTACGCAGCACGCGGCCGATGGCCGGGGCGGGGTTGTAGGTGTTCGGCGGGACGACCACGAAGTCGCCTCGCGTGATGGGCTCGTCGCCCTCCCAGGCGTACGTGTAGGGCCGGGGCGGGGCGAACCCCAACTCGACCTTGATGAAGCAGTGCGTCATCGTCCTGTCCTCTTGAAGTTGTCGAGGAGATAGCGGACGGTACCCCGAAAGGTCTTCGCTGCCTCGTTGATCTGGTCCTGCTCGTGGAGTGGCATCTGCGCCAGGTTCTCCTCGGTCTTGCGGTCGATGTGGGCCTTCAGCCTCGGGAACATCACTCCTCCTTCCTATCGAGGATCTTCCACAGTGCCATGCCCATAGTGCTCTCGCTCAACACGTCAGCCGCGATCAGGAATCCGCCGACAGCACAGGACCCGAGCCCGATGACCTTCATCGTGGCCCTGCCTTCTCGATGGCCTCGGCCACCTCGACCAGTGCCGCTGCGATCAGAAGAAGCCCAAATGCCTTCACCGCGTCTCCTCCGGCGGGGGTCAGGAACCCCGCCTCGTTGATCGTGTCGATGGTGGCGTCAGCGGCCTGACGGATCTTCTCTCGGTTCTCAGCGCTCATGCCTGCATCATCTCCCAGACGTTGCCGTCGTTCCTGAGGAACTGCGTGAAGGACATCTGCCAGTCGTCAGACCACACGATCTGGGTCTTCCAGTTCACGTTCAGGGTCGGGTGGTCCTCGTCCCGAGAGGCAGTGCCTGCGAACAGGCCGGCTCCGAGGGTGTCGGCTGAGATACCCACAGACACCAGGATCGCCTGGACTGCCATGCGGTTGGCGTAGTCCTCGTCGTCCCAGCGGGGCTTGGCCACCCGCAGAGCATCGGCCAGCACCTTGGCGTAGCGGCCTCCGTCCCAGTGCAGGTAGAGCCCGATCGGGTGGGGGTCCTCGTTGTGAGTCCAGAAGCGGATGGTTGCTGAGTCACTCATGGGTGGTTCCTCTCAGGTGAGATCTTCACGATCCCGTTCTCGGACAGGTAGTAGGAGGTCTCGCCCCACCGGCAGGTGTACTCGTCGGTGCCGTTAGTCCTCTTGCGGATGCGGGTGACGACCATCGGGTGTCCGTTCCACCAGCCTTCGTCCTTGAAGGCGTGATGCTGGACGCTGTTGATCAGATCCTGGGTCGCCTTCACGGTGTCGCCGACGTGGATCTTGGCAGCCTCGGCCGCCGCCAAGTCGGCGACGTTGCCGAGCACGGGGCCTATCTCCAGCCCCTTGTCGGAGGTCAGGAACAGTCCTCCGTCCAGAAGAGACCAGAACGCGATGTCGGCATCGGGGATACGACCGTACACAGCGGGCGCGGTGTGCCCGCCTGCGGTCACCATCGCGATGTCACCAGGTCGGTGCTCAGTCATCTCAACCCTCCAGGTAGATGATGACGCGGCGAGCGCTGATGGCGTCGGGCTCGACCCGCCTGCTCGTGCTGTTGGCGTAGTAGAACCCGTACCCGCTCCGATAGATCGGGGCGTAGTCCCACGTGCGGTCGATGCAGATCGCTCGAACCGGGAGACTCTCGTAGTCCTGCGTGGTGATGACCTCGTCGCCAACCTTCCACTCCCGCTTCGGCGGGGTCGTGGTCAGGTTCTCCGGGTTGTCGATCCACCGCTGGCCCTCGGCGTCGATCAGGCTGATCTGGTTCCTCTTGCCGCTGAACGCCATGATCGTGAACTCCGTGCCGGACTCCTTGTCCCAGACGGTGTCCCCGAGGTTTGCCCCCTCGATGTGGGTGGGCACGATCTTGATCTCGCTCATCTACTTCTCCTGTTTCTCCGGGATAGATCTATCCACGCTGTCGGTTCAAGGACCACTTCGCCCGACGGGCAAGGATCCAGGTCGTTGCTTGCATCGTGCTCGGCTCGACTCCACGCGCCAGGGCAGCGGCCTGGTAGGCCTCGGCCACAGCGTCGTAGCAGCGTGCTCGCGAGAGGGTCTTCTCGTCAACCCCCACGGCGTACGCCGCGTGTACGTCCACGGTCACGGTCCAGGTGTCGCCCGCGATGTTCTTCGCGAACGCCTGGATCTTCGGGCCGTTGGTCAGGCTGGCCAGTCGCTCGCCCTCGATGATCTGGCGGGCCAGCCCGACGTTGCGGCCAAGCAGGCCGGGCAGTGCCTCGCCCTTGGTGACGAGAAGCACGGCACCGGCTGCGTTGCGCGACCAGATGGTGCGCGGGCTCAGCGCGGCGATGACCTCGGCCGCACGTTTCAGCCCGTCGCCGTCGTTCGACAGAGCCGGGGCCAGGTCGGAGGCCAGCGCGTGAGCATCGGCGTACCAGGTCGCGCCCTGCTCGATGTCGTGGGGTGAGGCCTGGTCGAACCAGCGCAGCACGCGGTTGACCAGGGTTCTCTTGGTCGGCAGGTATTGCGGCCAGTCGGTGGGGTCGGTCATGATGGTGGTCCCTTTCAGAGATGGGTGAGAGCCCCTCCGTTGGCGCGGAGGGGCCCTCGATAATTGGTCAGCCGCCGGTACGGCAGCGGTAGCAGAGACCACCTTGGCTGGAGTAGCCGCCGCACTGCGGACAGGTCCCGGCGGGCAGCCGGAGGATCCTCCTGATGATCGCTCGCATCAGAGGCGCTCTCCGCTCCAGCCCGGGTGCCGATCGTTGCCCGCGTCGGCGCTCGGGTCCTCGTTCAAGGCCGCCTGGAACCGGACTCTCGGCCACGACTCGGTCGGCTCCTCCCGCACGTCGATCTCGCGCTCGCCCTGGCCGTCGAGGAACTCCCAGGTGGTGGCGACGGCGGCGTCGGTGGTCTCCGGCCGGGCCAGGATCTCCTCCAACTCCTCGTAGGTGAGCATGTTCTTGATGAACGGGTTGCCGCGACGGGCGGTGGTGAACCAGCCAACGGTGGTCTTGATCGCGGCGTAGGTGTACCGCTCGGAAGCAGTCCAGCGGATGACGGTGGCGATCGCGAACCGGTCACGCGGTGCGTTGGCGGCGATCGCCGTACGCAGGTCGGCGATGGCGGTGTTGATGTCGTTCATGGGTCAGTTGCCTTTCAGTGGTTGTTCTCGGATGTCGTCCCAGGTCAGGCAGGCTCCGTCAGCGACGTCGTCCTGCGTGCACTCGGGGTGGTAGCCCGGGATGGGCTTGGGCTCAGGCTCCTCGGGTTCGAGCAGCGCTGCCACCAGGTTGGCGAGCAAGGCCAGAGCGGCCAGGGTGACCATGAACCCAATCAGGACAGCGCGCGGGTTCATCGCTCCTCCATCCACAGGGTTGCCGGGATCTTGGACTTGGACGTGCCTGTCCACGCCTTCGGGGGCAGGCTCATGAACTCACCCTGCTTCTTCAGGTCGCGCTCAAGGTCGAGCCACCACTCGTCGACAGGCTCGTCGGGGTACTCCTTCCAGTCCTCCTCGCGGAGGTGCTCGACGGTGTCCATGAGGTAGTTCCACGCCCAGAACCAGGTGTCGGCCTCGTGGACCACATCCATCTCACCATCAGCGGTCTTCCAGCCAGCAGCCCAGGTCACAGCGCGTCCTCGACGAACTCCAAGTCGTCGCTGTCGACGTACATGTACATGTACTTGGCTCCTCGGCCGTTGCCGGACAGGCCGGTGACGAACAGCGCACCGTTCTCCTTGGCCTCCTGCAGTGCCTCGATCATGTCGTCGATCGGTCGGGCCGTGCTGTCCAGGTCGTACTCGACCGAGCCGCCGCTGATCACGACGGTGTTGCTCTCGTTCGGCGTGCTCATGAGGGCACCTCCGCGATCTCGACGACCTTGATCTCGTCGTCGACCTGGCTCTCGTGGTCGGCGACGTTCCAGTTGATCTCGCCCGCGTCGAACATCTCGCGGACCTTGGCGGGGCTGGTGGCTCGGATGTCGGAGACCCGCACCTGGACCGGCACGGTGAGGATCAACTCGTAGGTCTTCTTGTACGTCGGCAGGCCGTAGGTGGCGAGGATGCCATCGATCTCGTCGGCGACGTCGTCATTGCCTGCGTCCTCCTGCTGCTCGGCGAAGGTGTGCAGGTGGGCGACGAGCGCATCGCTCTTGTCGCTCGCCTCAGTGAGGCGCAGTTCGTAGCGCTGCCCCTCGTGGTCCTTCTCCCGCGTCAGCCTCTCCTTGACCTCGATCAAGCGAGTGATCTCCTGGTCGCGGGTCGAGATGAGGGCCTTCTGCTGGGAGTTCTCGGTCTCGCGGAGGTACTCGATCTCCTTCCGCAGCGTGGCGATCTGCTCGTCCTTGGTGACGGCAGGGGCTACTGCCTCGAAGCGGTCCTCGCGGTACCAGAACACCTCGGGGGTCTCGGCCAGGTTGATGGTGCCAGCGGTGCTGACCCCGCGCACGGTGTAGGTCTCGCCCTTGGTCAGCGGGCCCAGGTCGGTGTAGCCCTGGCCGGTGAGCACGGTGTTAATGCAGACGATCTTGTCGCCGGACTTGAACATGGTGGTCCTCTCGGTGGTGGGGAGGGGCCGGATAGATCTATCCGGCCCCTCGGGTGGGTGGTCAGTCGTCGAACTGGTTGAAGATCTCGCGCAGGTCTTCGGTGTTCCGAGAGCCCAGTTGGAAGGTCAGACTCCCGATGGTGAGTGTGGGGTAGGAGTCATGCTCGATCGTGACGGTGAGTTCGAGATCCTCGACGTATGGCTCGGTCTGGCGGATGGGCATGGTGTAGGTACGCAGCATGCTCACACCAGCCCCAGCACGGCCGCGCCAGCGACCTCCAGGTCGCCAGCACGGTCACCGTCGGGGGTGGCCTGCGCCATCGCGGTCAGGGCGTTGGCGAGACCGGCGCGGTTGGTCTGGCCGCCTGCGACGAAGAAGCCCATGAGGGCGTCGACCTCGGCGTTGGTCACGCCCAGCGGCTTGGTGATGTCGCGCACGTGCTTCTCGTTGGCGACCTCCTCGCCCGCCTTGAGGCTGGCCTGCTCGACGGCGCGGGTCAGGAAGCCCGGGCTCAGGAACGTGGTGACCGCGTCGACCGTCTTGGCCTGCAGCAGCTCCATGTTCTTGCGCTCGGTGGAGTCCGACCAGTTCACGATGCCTTGCTCCAGGCGGCCGCCGAGGTGGACCTCGCGGATCTTCCCGAGCGCGTCGACCCGCAGGCCGTTGTCGCATGCCTGGATCACCAGGCGGGGCACGATCTCGAAGGCACCGCAGCCGACCGAGGAGGTACGCACCTCCAGCCCGGCGTGGACCAGCGGCGACTGCTCACCCTCCTTGCGGTAGGGCGACCGGTAGGCCTCGACCAGGGCGCGGCCCTGCGTGGCGATGGAGGGCACCTCGATGCGGAGCATCATGCGGCGCTCGGTTAGGTCACCGGAGACCTTGGCGTCGCTGATGCCAGCGCTCTGCAGGCCGGTGAGGATGGCCGTGGCCACCTCCAGGTCGTCGATCCGCTTGTACTTGTCGGAGAGCACGGCGCGGAGCAGGTTCGGCCGCCCCGACTCAGGGCTGAGCAAGGTGCGCAGCATGAACGAGCGGGCGTCGGGCTCGTGAGTGACGTGGTCCTTGGAGAACCCGCCGCGCCAGATATGGTTGACAGTGGCCGAGAACAGGTCCGGGCGCTCGGCGTGGATCTCTCGCAGGTACTTGATCGGCACGCCGGTCCGGTCGGCCACGCCCTCCAGCGCGACGGTGGAGAGGCTGTAGCGGCCGTCGACCGAGGTGACCCCGTCGGCGGAGAGCACCGGGGTGGAGCCCTGGACGTAGAAGTCGCCCTGGAAGGCGGCGATGGACGTGGCTGGGACGACGAGGTCCACCGAGCGAGCGGCCCGGTCTCGGAGCATCGTCACGAGGGTGGGCAGGTTGGCGTTGCGAGCGGTGGTGGTCACCGCGTCGGTGACCTCGGCGGTACGGGTGAAGGTGGTCATGATGGGTGGTTCCTCTCAGTTGGGTGGGAGGGGCTCGCTGCTGCGCAGCGGCCTGGATAGATCTATCCCGGGTGGGTCGGTGTGGATCAGGTGTTGTCGGGTCGGTACAGGTCCACGGTCTCGGTGATGACGCGGACCTCATGGCCGGTCGCCTTGACGTGCATCTTGGCCTGGTTGCGGGCGTCGGGGCTGAGCGGCGTGGCGAACCCGCAGTCCTCGGCCAAGCAGTCGGCTGCAGGGTTGTAGGTGACGCTCAGTGCGCGGATCACCTTCATGGTCAGTCCTCTCGGTCGGGGCTGTGCATCGCGACGATGATCGCGGTGGCGGCGAGCGTGAGCCACAGGATGATGCCGATGATGGCGCCGTCGATCATGGTCGGCGTACCTCTCTGGCTGTGTCGAGCGTGACACCATCGAGTGCGTCGGTCAGGGCGTCCTTGGGGTCGACACCACGCGAGACCAGCGACTGGTATACGCGGCGCTCGTCGTCGGTGAGGTCGCTTGTCTGGTCTTCTCTCATGGCTTGCGCTCCGGGTTGCAGACGGGGCAACGGTCCAAGGTCGTCGCGCTGTACCGGGGATCCCAGTAGACGCAGTGAAGGTCCATGTGGTTGTGCCCATCCTTGGAGCGGACCGTTGCGGCGGAGGCCTCGAACCACTCGTGGATGGACATGCGCCGCCAGGGTGCGTTGCGCTCGACCCACCAGCACTTCACGCGGGTGGCCAGGTAGATCACGCCGTAGATGATGGCGGCGGTCCAGAACCCGGCCAGGCCGCCGATGATGGCGTCGCTCATGGCAGGCGCTCCACGTCTTCGGGCGAGATGGTGCTGTGCGGGACCGGCTTGCAGGCGCCCGGCGGGCAGGGGTCGGGTGCCTTGTTCTCCTGGCAGCCCTTGCCCGCGAACGCCAGGACGATCACGAAGGCGATCAGGGGCCACCAGGAGGTCTTGCCCCGGGGCTTGGGCCGGACGGCGGTCGGGTCCTCCTTCATGAACCAACTGAAGGGCCACATCACAGGATCTCCCAGTCGATGAACTGGATCTGCGACTTCTCGTCGAGGGTCAGGGTGACCCGCTTGCCGACCATCGGCTGACAGACCTTGTAGGCGGCCATGACGTCGGGCGCTGTGGCGTAGGACACCGAGTGGACGACTTGGTTCTCGTCGACCGTGGCGACCTGCAGCCGCCAACGCGGGTTGCCGTTGCGGCTGTTGGTCAGTCGGGTGATGGACTCGACGGTGACCTCGGTCTTGCTCAGGGGCGTGAGTGCCATGGTTAGGCCTTTCCCTTCTGCCCGGGGACCCGGGCGGTATTGCGGATGGTGTGGACGGGGGCGACGAACGGCTTAGGGGTCGGTCGCCGAGGCACGGTGCTCATGGTTGTCAGCCTCTCAGGATCTGGTCACGCTCGGCGGGGGTCATGGTGCTTGCGTTGATCTGGCGGGTGCAGAAGGCGCGGATGGGGCGGAGCACAGCGGTCATGCCCGCCTCGGTCAGGTCGGTCGTCTCCTGCCTGCTGTCCTCCACGTAGGTAGTGGACGCGATCTGCTCCATGGCACGGGCGGCGGCCTGTCGGGGCTTGGGCCAGTACACCCAACCGTCGCTGTTGCGGTCGGTCCACTCGCTCAGGGCCCGGACGGTGCGGGCCACCTGTGCTCGGCGGGGAGCGGTCTCGGTGAAGCGCATGATGGCGTCGTCGAGGTCGTAGGCAGTCATGTAGAGCATGGGGTGGGTCCTCTCGTAGGTCGTCGCTTGTCTGGGTGGCTCAGGGCGGAGTCGAACCGCGTACACGCCGCCTGCTGGCAGTCGTGGCCTCATCGCCGTACCTCGGGAGCCGGGTGGGCCCGTGAGGGCCCTGGGGCGTGTTCAGTAGAGCACTGGTCTCACCTCCTCTTGGTTGGCCGTCAGAGCAGCCAGCACGGTCTCCCGGCTATCCCGGGCGGCCATGCTGGGTGCTCTACGCGCCAGGGCGGCGCGGACAGCCGCGACGGTGGCCGAACGGGTCGCAGTCGCACCAGGTGCCAGTGAGCATCCGCTGGGCCTCGACGTCGTTGAGCCAGTGGCGTAGGGCGGCGGCGTCCCGGGTGTCGATGGGCTCGATCTCCTCGTGGATCTCCTGACGCAGTTCGGCGGTGTCGAACGGCAGGCCGTGGGAGAGCAGGGTGATGTGCTGGCAGCAGGGCCCCGGTGAGTGATACCAGGAGGCGATGATGCGGGCGTCGGCGTTGTCGATGACGTGGTGCCCGGGGTGGGGCTCCATCGCGAGCACGAGGTCGCGCCTCTCGATGACCACGGCGTAGGTGCGCTCGGGGGCACGGTCGGTGATGTGGGCGAGCATGGCTCAGTCCTCGTTGCTTGTCTGGGAGAGCGCCAGCCGCCACGCGGCAGTCAGGCGGGCGTACGTCTCGTCGTAGACCTCAAACCCGTGGCGGAGCATCCAGGCAGTGGTCAGGGAGCCGCCAGCAGCGTCTTTGAAGTCGCCGGAGTTCAGGATGTAGTCGAACCCGTTGTAGTACCCCTCCCAGGCGGCCTCAGCGTAGAAGACCTGGCCGAGGATGCAGTCGGTGGAGAGGCCCAGGTCGAGCGTGTCCAGGTTGACGGGCGTACGCCAAGCAGGGGCGTTCTCATCCAGCCAGGAGATGCCGAGATTGACGCGGTCGGCGATCGGGGAAGTCTGGGTGACGGCGGGGGCAGAGGTGAAGGCTGAGGTAGGCATGGGGTGGTTCCTTTCGGGGTGGGTGTCGCATGTCTGAGATAGATCTATCCCTTGTGTGAAAGAACGAGTGGCGGCTGAGTGTATGCAGCCAAGAATGAGTGGCGGCAGTTTAGGTGCCGCAACTCGACCCCCTGTGTGGGTGTGCTCGCGCGTAACGTTATCGATTCTCTCTATGAATAAAACCACGCTTGGGGGTGAATAAACACAGCTTCTCTTAGAAACTCACACAGAGATCTTCGTAGAGATTCGCGCCGAGTGTCGGTCCCCCGAGCGGCGGCAGTGCCGCAACTGCATACACTCGTCTCTAAGAACTCTGCTAGAAACGGTTGGGGATAGATCTATCCCGCCTGCGAGACGGTCGTGTCCCACCTGCGATCGATCGTGACGGCATCGCGTCGAGTGGCTGACTGGGCCCACTCGGAGCGGTGACCAGCCTGCCCGGAGCCCTGGTAGGAGACCCCGCCACGTCGGCCCACGGCAGGCTTCATCGCGTCCGTGGTCGAGATCCGGGCGTACGCCCGCCGGGCAGGTCTGCGGCGGGCGTCACGCCGTGCTCGTGCGTTCACAGGGCGGCTTCGACGGCAGCGAGGACGTCGTCACGGGTGAGTCCGGCGGCGTACGCCGCGTGGACCACGCGGTGAATCGCCTCTGCGGGGGTCTCGACGAACGCGTTGTCGCTTGTCTGGGAGACTTCGGCGACCTCAGGTTCGACCGTGCTCGGCTCAGCGGCTTCCTGCGAGGGGGTGCGCTTGCCGAGACGGTGGTTGAGGCCGTTCCGCACGCGGTTCATGAAGCCCTTGCGCGCAGCCTTGACCTCATCAGCCGCGTCGGTGGTCACGTTCGGGAACGCGAGTTCGGTCAGGGCCGCGACGTGGTCGGAGACGGTGTCGAGCGTGACCGCGTTCGCGGCGATGTAGGCCGAGTACACGACCTTGTTCCGGTCGCGCTCGAAGGTGATCAGGGCGCGGGCCGTCTTGACGTCGGTGATGGTGGGCATGGGTGGTTCCTCTCATCGGCCCGCTTCACGCGGGCAAGGCTGGGCGAGTCGGTCGACTCACACGGGCCAGGGGGCGTTTAACCCCTGACCCATGCGTTACGGCCGCTCAGGGAGCGAAGTAGGTCCCGGTGACCACGAACGCGTAGACCGGGACGGCGAGCATGAGCAGACCGGTCAGGGGGTTGGGGACCAGGTGCTGGGCGATCTTCCAAATCATCGGTAGTACGTCTTCCCCTTGATCGTGGCGAAGGACCGGCCGTGGCCGTTGCCCTGCTTGCGGGCATCCCAGTAGCAGTTGCTGGAGTCCTCGGCGGGGCAGACTCTGAGTGACCAGAGCGACCCGGTGTTGAACTCCACCCACACGCGGTTCGCGCGGGCGGGCTGAACGTAGGTGATCCTGACGTGGCTGACGTGCCGCGTCGGCGCCTCAAGCCTCACCGCACCTCTCGCAGCGTGCGAGGGGGCGGGGATGGCCAGGGTGACGAGTACGGCCGCGAGAGCGGCGAGGAGATACCTCATTCGACGTTCCTTTCGTGGGTGACGTACGCGGCTGGGGAGAGTCCAGCGGCGTACGCCAGACACGGGTGTGTCTGTCGTCCACGGGGCTTACGTCGTGCGCCTACCTGCACTTCTCAGTGCGTCGCCATCGCGTAGATGGTCGTACCTGTCCACGTTGCCCGTGTTCATCCTGTGTTGAGTTGTCCTCCACTCAGGGCCCGCGTTGCGGCCAGGGCCCCACCTCCGTTCACCCACACCCGTGAGGGTTGCGACGTCTGGCGAGTGGCTGCCAGGGCCGGGCGAGCACCGCCCGAGCGATGCCCCACTAGTACAACCCCGTTTGTACGTCCTGTGTGCGCTCTGTTACTACTCTGTAGAAGAAACGTATATCTCTAGGGTGTTGGTAACAGAGAATGTATCCGTACTGGTTACGTCTTGTGTATGAAGCGGTGTTCGTAACAGAGATTGTAAGGATGGTGACGGAGGAGGCGTATACGGCGATGTGAGGGCCTCTCAGGCCGTGGGTGGGGTTCGGGGACGGCGACCCGGAGGCCGGTCATCTGCGTTCGTTCCCTTCGGGGCGGCAGCCCCTCACGAGGTTTTGGGGAGAACCGAGAAGGTAATTGACGTGTCAACTACCGGTCCAACACCCACCGAATGCCTCTAGCTAGAAGAACTCCCAGATCCCAAGAAGCAGCCCCTACAAACACAAAGACCATCACGCACCATACACAGAGATACCAGAACGGCCCGGGAAAGAGCATATCCAGTGCTGTACGCGGATAGAGCCAGTTCATAGCCTACTCCTTTCTAGGGCTACCGCCCCATACTCATTGCGCCGCCTTACGGCCGCCTGTCCAAGAAACCTTGCCTGCTCCGACGACTGTGCCGCCAGCAGTACGCCCTCGTCCACCGATGATCGTGCCGACGACCTTCCACTGCTTGATGACCTCGGGCAGCAGGTAGGTGGCCGCCCAGACCATCGCGTCCACGCGGTCCGGTGAGTTGCCGACGCCCGGCACCCACTGCAGGCACTGGTCGACGAGGAGATCCAGAGACACACCCGAAGGCACGTCCCCGCTGAGGTGAGCGATCTGCTCCTCGGCCTCCCACAGGACCGCGATCGGTTCTGCCCGGGTCTTCTTACCCTCGGTCGCGACCACGGTCTGCACCGGCAGGGTCTGCTTGGCGGCCTTCAGCACGCTGGTGACCATCCGGCCGCCCTGGTTCGTCTCGGCCACGACCAGGCAGCCACCGAAGTCCTCGGAGGCCTGGACGACGCGCCGTGCCCACTCGCCGGGCTGGGCGTCCTCGATGCTGTAGTCGGCCAGCACCCAGACGTGACCGTTGGTGTCCTTGCCGACCACGACGATGCCACAGGTGCCTGCTCCGGACGGGGGGTCGACACCGACGACGACCTTGACGAGATCCTGCCAGCGGACCGGGCCCACAGAGCGGTCGAAGTCGGTCTGCGTCCAGAGAGCACCCTCGACGTCTTCGAGGATCTCGCCGAGGATCTCCTGGCGGTAGATCCGCGTGCCCTTGAGCCGCTCGGCGTGGTGGTGGTAGGCGTCGGGGGTGTAGGGGTTGTCCTGCAGCCGGGCCTTGCGCAGCACGACGATCTCGCCCTCGCCGAGCACATCCTCCGACGAGGCCTTCCAGGCCTTGATCTGCTCGGTGGGGCGTGGCGTGGTGGACGCCATCCAGACCGGCTTGGGCAGTCGGTTGCCTCGGCGGGACAGCGCTGCCTGGCTGACCGCCTCGGCGAGCATCGGGTTGGCGGCCGCCTCCTCGAAGTGGTCGATGTCGATGTTGGTCAGTGCTCGCAGGCGGTCGACATCCTTCTTGGACGGCGTGCCGACGCACCACAGCGTGGAGGCGTTGGGGAAGGAGAGGCGTACGCCCTCGACACCGCTGGTCTTCAGGACCGCCTTGGGGAAGTGGGCAAGGATGCCGGACTGCGGGTCGTTGACCACGGAGTTCACGGCGTCGGCCAGGGTCGGAGCGATGATCCGGCCACGCAGGCCCGGGACACTGCTGGCGAGTTGGCCCAGGAAGTAGGCGGTGGTGAACGTCTTGCCGCAGCCACGCCCGCCCATCAGCACCCAGCCATCCCAGCCGGGCGGCGGAGGCTCCTGGTGCGGGAGCAGGTCGACTCGCTCCCCCTGCTCGGCGGGCTCGGTGGCCTCAGCCAGCGCGGCCAGGTGGGCGTCCGGCATGTCTGCGAGCAGCGCGCGGATCTGGTCAGGGGTCATCTGCGCCAGCGTGGCTGGGTCGGGGAGCAGGCCTTCCGTCATGTCCTCAGTGTGACCTACAGTGAGGACATCGTCCCGTAACCGGCATAGCCAAGGAGACCCAGTCATGGGCACTGACCCCATCCACGTGATCGAGCCGATCAAGAACCTGACCCTGTCGATCGCCGGGGGCAAGACCCAGGTCGCCACCGGGCGGCTGGACTACTACTCCTCCCCCTCCGGCACCTACGTCACCATCAGGCCCAACGAGTATGAGGGGGCGGTCGACCCGCTGGTGTTCGCGGTCGCTCCGGCGGACGCCGGGCGCCGGGTCTTCGGCCGCCAGGGCAGCCTGCGCCTGCTCGGCCCTGCGGCAGCCGCCGTTGACCCGGACGCGATCGAGCCGGGCGTGATGTCCTGGTCACAGGTCTGCTCGTGCAACGCGGCGCGGCTGAAGAAGGAACTGCTCAGCCTGGAGCCCGTGCTGGTCGAGCATGACGTCGCCGCGCTGTTCGGGGCCACTGTGGCGGAGCAGCGGGCAGCGGCTCAGTGAGCATCGAGGAGTGGTACTCGGTCACGAACCTCGCCTCGCTGGCGATGTCCGCCTTCTTCTCGGGCTTCTTGTCCCACCGCCTCTGGCGGATGGTCGCTCGGGACAGCATCTTCGAGCGGCCACGCGAGGTGCTCTTCCCGGAAGGGACCTGGCGACACGACCTGATCGATTGCCCCTGGTGCCTGGGCTGGTGGCTGAACGTCGGCTACGCGACGCTGCTCTACTTCGCCGTCGGCCTGTCCTTCCCGAGCGCCGCGATCGTGGCGTTCGTCGGCTCGACGATCACAGGGGTGCTTGGTCGTGGTGACTGAGAAGCAGAACTCGTTCGCACGGCTGATCACGCGCAAGACGCCGGAGATCAGGCCACCCAAGGATGAGCAGCGTGCGAAGAAGGACGGCGTGGCGGCCGCCTACAACTCGGCGTACTCCTACGCGACCTCCTCGGCGGTGAGCCGGGGTTGGCAGCTCCAGGTGGCGCACTACTACGGCGACGTCTACGACGTACGCACGACCATCGCGCACGGCGTCGGGGAACTGCGCTTCGGTGTCGGCTGGCTGGCTCAGCAGGTGGCCCGGCTCGGCTGGACCGTCGAGATCGACGGCAAGGTCATCCCCAGCGAGACCAGCGAGGAGTACGTCAACCTCGTCAGCGACCGGCAGTCGACCGAACAGGTTGCAGCGAACCTCGCGCTCTTCGGGGAGTTGGCGTACGCCGCCTATCCCGCCTCGAAGCTGCCGGTGATCGACGGGGCTACCCCGGTCGACCCGGCGCTGACCACGCCCTCGGGGCCGATCTATGCGGGCAACGGGGAGTTCCGCTGGCGGGTCGTCTCGGTCGTGGACAACGACCGCGCCGCCTTGCTGGAGCAGGCAGCGATGTACGTCATCGGGATCAAGCCCTCGCCCATCGACCCGCTGCTGCCGGATGCGCCCGTGGCCGGTGTTCTCGACGCGCTCTCGGAGATCGAGCAGTTGTCCGCGCTGAGCAAGGCGCAGACCCGCTCGCGGCTGCAGACCGTCGGCCTGCTCGGCGTGGCCAGTGAGCTGAGCATCTCGTCCGGGGACATGCCGCACAGCGCGCCTGACAGCGCGGTGGCCCAGGACACCGACGACTTCGCGGAGATGCTGAAGGACGCCATCAGCAAGCCGATGGAGGAGGCGTACGCCACGCCGATCCTGATCCGGGCCCCGGCGGAGATGCTGGCCGACGGCGGCTGGGCCTCGTGGCTGCAGATGAGCCACGCCTACGACGAGTTGCTCTCCAGCCGCCTGGACAAGGCGATCCAGCGTCTGGCCTGGGGTCTGCCGATGCCGACCGAGGTGCTGCTGGGCATGTCGGCGTCCAACCGGGCGGTTGCCTTCCAGATCGAGGAGGCAGGCTACAAGGAACACGTCGAGCCGTTCGCGCTGGCCACCGGCCAGGTCTACGCCTCGGCCCTGAGCCGCGTGCTGGACCTGCCGGAGACCAGCGTGGTGAAGTTTGTCCCGGATCCGACCGCGCTCCTGGCGCGGCAGCACTCGGTCGAGGACGCCATCACCGCCTGGAACATGGGCCTGGTCTCCTCGAAGTGGGTGCGCTCTGTCCTCGGTATCCCGGAGGAGTTCGCTCCGACTGAGGAGGATCTGCGTCTGCTGCTCGCGATCAACGGCAGCTCGGGCGACCAGCCGACGGCGGCTACCGGTGGCCAGCGCCCTGGTGAGCCGCACACCAAGGACGGCTCGGGTCAGACACCAATCGACGGGGAGCCGACTGAGGGGGCGGCTCCATCGACGGAGCCCGTGGCCGCTGCACTGCACGCTGCGATCCAGATGGCGGTGTGGCGGGCCCGGGAGAAGGTCGGCGCCAAGGTGCGCACCGCCGTACGCTCGGACGAGTACGCGACCAGGACCATCGACGGCGTGAAGAACACCGAGGTGGCTGTCGCGCTTGGTGAGCAGGTGGTCAGTGCTGCCGTTGACATTGAGGACACCGTCTCCGAGTCGATCGAGGGTCTGGCTCAGTGGTGGAGTGAGTACCGCGAGGTGAAGGGCGAAGACACCTCGGCGCACGCCTTGCATCGGCTGGTCACCAAGATGGCCGCCGAGCGGGTGTTCATCCCGGGCCCAATGCACGCTGTGCCCGTCGAGATCCTGGACCAGGTGCTGGATTTGGCCTAGCATCATCGGTACGTGCTGCGGCCATTCCATATCCCGCAGCACCGCGACACCCCCGGGCCTCCTTAGCCGGGGGTGTTGTGCGTTACGGTGTTCTCTACGGGCTACCAGCCCTGCCGAGGCCGAAAAGTTCTAGGCTTCCACGCTTCTGGCGCAACCAGAACTGCGGGGATAGGCCTCGGTGTGGCTGGTAGCCCGTCACTGTTGGCCAGGCGTCTTTCAGAAGTCGTACTCTGCCTTCATGGCCAAGACAGCGCAGAAGGTCGTGAGCGACCTCTTCAAGCAGGTGGACAAGGTCCGCACTGCCAGGGGACTCACCTGGCATGCGCTGGCCCACCAGGTTGGATCGTCCCCGGCGACCATGACCCGCTTCATCGCGGGCGACACGGTCAGTCTTCAGACATACCTGCTCCTGAGCGAGTTCGTGATGGAAGAGGGCTACCTCGCCATCGCCGAGCGGCTCTTCGAGACCGCTGTGGAAGACGGCACCGTGGTGATCTCCGGTGTCCGCGAGGACGGTGTGGTGCTCTACAAGGACTACACGCCCGAGCAGCGGAAGAAGATGGCGGAGTCCGGAACGGCGATGCCCGACGGCTCCTACCCGATCGCGGACTGCGAGGATCTCTCCAACGCGATCCAGGCCATCGGTCGGGCCAAGGACCCCGACGCGACCAAGGCCCACATCAAGAAGCGCAAGAGCGCGCTCGGCTGCGACGACGTCGAACTGCCGGAGGGCTGGGCGGCCGAGGTAGTCGGGTTCGATGGGACTCTCGATGGCGAGGTGCAGACCTTCTCGGTGCACGGCGACATCAACCTCCCGATCGCCGACCGCGAGTACGACTGGGACGGCGGCGCGGCCGCCGACCGGGTCTTCGAGCACTTCTCCACGGGCGGTGACAAGGTCGACGCGGCTGGTGTGGCCAAGGCGTTCCTCTGGCGCAACGACGACATGCCCGCCGAGGAGAAGGGGGCCTGGGGTCTGGGCTTTGCCGACATCGTCGGCGGCACGCTGACCCTGATCCCGCGTGGTCTGGCGGCTGTGGCTGGAGGCCATGGGATCGGCCAGATCGAAGGCCTGAGTACCGACGAGGTGGATCAGGTCAAGCAGAAGATCTGCAAGGCGTACGCCCGCGTACAGGAGAAGTACGACGATTGGCCCGACTGTCCGCACGGTCCCGAGCGGGCCAACGGTGACGCTCCGGCCAAGCCCCCCAAGGACCGACGCGATCGGAGTGACCGCAGCATGAAGACGGACTACGAGGCCGCAGTGGCTGCCGCCGCAGAGATCATGGAGAACCCCGGTATCCCGATCGAGGGCATCATCGCCATCGAGGGTGTGCCTTCTGGTGACGGCCGGATGTTGGCGAGGGGTTCGATCGAGTGGGACGACGCTGTGCTCCCGATCCCGCTGATCTGGGATCGGGAGGAGGGTGACCACTCCGGCATGACTGTCGGTGCCATCGCCGAAGTGTGGCGTGACGGCGACGACATCTGGGGCCGGGGCTGGCTCTCGGCCAGCGAGGACCCGGACACCCGGGCCGCCGTGCAGCGTGTCTCGGAACTCTTCACCGAAGGGGCTGTCGGCAACTCGGTCGCGCTCGACCACGTGGACGTGGAGTTCCGGGTCAAGAAGTCGGCGATCATGGGTGAGGTCGACGGTGAGTCTTTCCTGCCGGAGAACCCGGCCGATCTCGAAGAGGACGAGAACGGTTACGCCACGCTCGGCAAGATGAACGCCGACGACGCTCTGGAGGTCACCACACGTGGTCGTCTGCGTCACGTCGCTGTCGTCGACACGGCCGCCCTGACTGGGGAGGCAGCCAGCAGGGTGAAGTTGCGCCTGATCCAGCCTCTGGAGGACGAGGTCATCGAGGTCGCGGCTTCCGGCTCGCTGCGCATCATCGAGTTCGAGACCGACATCGAGGCTTTCAACGACCCGCAGTTCGGCGTGCCGGGCAATGACGACCGGCTGCGGTTCGACCCGCACACGAACCGCTGGTCGGTGCCGTCCACCTTCGAGGATGACGGCCGGGTCTTTGGCCACATCGCCCCGTGGGGTATCTGTGTGCGTGGTCGTCCCGATCGTTGCATCACTCCGCCGCACGCGGACCTCAACGGCTTCATGCGCGGCCAGGCCCCGCTCGCGGGCGGTAAGCGGACCGGCACCATCGTGGTGGCGGGCTCGCACTGCAACGTCGGAATTGGCGCGGCCGAGGCCACGAAGCACTACGACAAGACCGGTCGGGCGGTGGCCGATGTCTGTGTCGGCGTGGACGCGTACGGCGTCTGGTTCGCGGGCCGCCTGCGCCCCGGCGCCAGCGCCGACGACATCTACGCCTTCAAGTCCTCGGACGTCTCCGGCCACTGGGAGGTCGGCAAGAACGGTGAGATGACTCTGTGCGGTCTTCCGGCGGTGAACGTGGGTGGCTTCCCGAAGGGTTACCTGACCGCCGAGGAGGTGGCTCTGGCTGCCTCGGCTGCGCTGGCCGATGAGGACTGCGGTTGCGACGACCCTGCCGAGGAGCCGGAGGTGCTGGAGGTTCAGACCATCGAGGCCGAGTTGGTAGGCGGTCTCGACGATGAGTGGAAGAGCCAGATCGAGAAGACCCTGCAGCAGATCTCTCAGGCAGTGGCCCCGATGTACGCTGCGCATTTGGCCGACAGCATCCCTGACGAAGACGACGAGTCATGAGCAACGTCTTCAAGGTCTGTAAGGGACCGTTGATCTGGTTTGGTGTCGGTGCTCCGGATGAGGACGCAGCGCTGCTGGAGTGCGCTTGTGGCTACCTAATCGTCACGGGCAACTGGCATGACGCCGCCCACGCACTTACGCCGTTCCTCAGGGAGGGGTTAGCGCAATAGCGAGGCCGGGTGTTGGCGTAAGGCCAGCACAGGTCTCTACTCTTCACCACATGGCCCTTTCTCATGATCCGGGTCAGTGTTCACGAATCACATGGAAGGAGCCGCTCTGATGGAGACGGCACAGGAGATCATCGCCCGGATCGGTAGCGAGAACCCGCCGACCGCCGCCGAACTGACCGCTGCCCGCAAGGAACTCGCCACGGCGATGAAGGCGGCCCGCAGCGAGTCGACCCCGGACCTGGAGGCTCTGACCTCTCTCCGGGCTGCGTACGACGAGGTCACTCAGGCTCTGGAGGCCGCCGAGGTCGCTGAGGCTGAGATCGCCGCCGAGGCCGACGCCCTCCTGGAGGGTCTCGAGACCGAGGAGGTCGAGGTCGTTGAGGCCGAGACCGAGGGGGTCGAGGAGCCGGTCGTCGAAGAGGTAGCCGCCTCCGGCAAGCCTCGTGTTCTTCCGCTCGACGAGGCGCTCAAGCGCTTCCAGAAGCGCGCGAAGGTCACCGAGCCCGCGCCTGTCATCGAGGAGCACACCACGAACTACTCGGTGCTCCTGGGCCCGAGCATGGCCGAGCACGGTGCATCCATCACGCTCGACAAGATGGCCGACCAGTTCAACAAGTTCGGCCGCGCCCAGCGCCCCGGCGCCCGCACCAACGTGATCACCATCCGCACCGACCTCGGTGCGGACCACACGCTGACCGCGTCGACCTCGCCGGACAAGGTGATGGAGCTGCTCGACGCTGTCGGCTCGCCGGAAGCCGTCGCGGCTGCCGGTGGCTGTTGCGTCCTCTCCGAGAACCTCCCGGAGTCGACCACCCCCTTCGACGCCTCGCGTCCGATCCGCGACTCGCTGCCGTCGATGACGGTCAACGGTGCGGTCCGCTGGTTCCCGCCGATCTGCCTCCCGCAGGCTGGTGCAGCGATCTGGACCTGCGAGGACGACGCCGCCGTCACCGCCGACCCGGAGACCTGGAAGCAGTGCGCCGAGGTCGTCTGCCCGGAGCCCGAGGAGGTCGAACTCGATGCGATCTACCAGTGCATCACGATCGGCAACTTCCAGCAGCGGTTCAACCCGTCGCGCTGGGCCGAGATCCTGCGTGCGCTGACCGCGTCCAAGGCGCGTCTCTCCGAGATCCACCTGTGGGCGAAGATGCTCACCTTCGCGACCACGACCCACCAGGGCCAGGCGCACGGTGACCTCTACCTCAACATCGTCAACAACGTCCTCCGGGCCGTTGAGGAGCAGCGCCAGCAGCAGCGCCTGCTCGACTCGGTGAACTTCCGCGTGTGGCTCCCCTCGTGGGTCCCCACTGCGGTCTCGGCTGACCTTGCGGTCCGTCGTCTCATCGAGACCACCGAGATCGAGGCGGCCAACAAGATCGAGCGCGCGCTCGCTCCGTACGGCGTGCGGGTCACCTACTCCAAGGACCTGCACATGTTCCCGAGCCCGCAGGTCTCTGGCCCGTGGGCTCCCTACGACGACCCGATCACCACGGTCGTCGCGCCCGAGGGTTTCTACACCTTCATGGACGGTGGCGAACTGAACCTCGGCACCGAGATCCGCGACCACGACCTCAACCGGCAGAACAAGTTGGCTGCGTTCGCGGAGACCTTCGAGGGTGTCCTCGGCCGTGGCTGCGAGGCCAAGCGGGTCGAGATCCCCGTCGAGATCTGCGACGCGACCGCGCTGTGCCCCGAGGGCCCGATCGGCTCCTGACCAATCCTGACCGGATCCACTGAACAGAAAGGGGTCATTCGATGACCATGTCGAACCCCACGTGGATCCCGCAGCAGCCGTGGAAGGGGGGCCTCGTTGACCGGGGCCTCTCCTTCCCGGCAGGGCTGGAGTGGCGTACCGGTGTCCGCTTCAACTCCACGGGGTGTGTAGCCCCGCTGCTGCAGGATGCCTGCGTTCCTGCCGACAAGGTCCCGACCGGCATCGGGGACGAACACGAGTTCCTGCCGACCAACGCGATTCAGCCGGTCGAGTGCTCCACGATCAACAACATCGACCTGGAACGGCTCGCCCGTGAGCGGCTCGACGCCACGACCGAGTGGGCGCTGGGTCAGTCTCTGCTCCTGGGCACAGCCACTGACCCCGACAACCCGGCACTGAGCGACGTCGCCCCGGTGGCGTACGGCTGTGCCGCCGAGGCACTGTCGAAGACCCTGGCTCTTGCGGCACAGGCGTCCTTCGGCACGGCCCTGACGGTGCATCTGACCGTCGAGGCGGCAGTGCTGCTCTACGACCAGATCGCGAACATGGACTGGGTCACCTTCATTGTGTCCCCGGGCTACGGCACCGGGGCGCAGATCTGGGTGACCGGGCCGACGTACGTCGGCGTGGACGAGGAGATCATGCTCTCCGGCGTGTTGCAGGTCCAGAACACCCAGCAGTTCATTGCGGAGCGCCTGATCCTCGCGGCCTTCGACCCCTGCGTGCTGGTCTCTGGCACCTTCCCGAACGACTGTTCCTAGGAGGACGGCATGCTGGTCACCGATCAGTGTGGCTGGGATGCCGAGCCTTGTGAGTGCTCGGCCCTCGATTCCCTGCGCGCGGATAAGCCGGACCTCGCTGCGGCCGTAGAAGCCATGGCTGCCCGCCACCTTTACCGGTGGACGGGCAGCCGCTTCGCGCCCTGCCCCGTCACGATCCGCCCCTGCCGGTCGGACTGCCGTTCGGTGGGGCAACTGCTCAACTTCGGCGGCGTGTACGGGCACCCGGTCATGTGGCCGGGCTTTGGTTGCGACTGTGGCGGTCAGGACTCGTGCTCGTGCAACAACGTCTGCCAGATCGAACTGACCGGCACCGTGCTGGTCGTCGACGAGGTGATCATCGACGGCGAGGTGCTGCCTCCGACGGCGTACCGCGTCGACAACGGCAAGTACCTCGTGCGGCTCGATGGCGAGTGTTGGCCTGAGTGCAACGACCTCTCCAAGCCGTATAAGGTCGAGGACGGCGGCCCAGATGCAGAGGCGGTGCTCGGCACCTGGGCCGTCACCTACCGCCACGGTCTGCCGATTCCGGCGGGTGGTAGTGAGATCGCGGGCCTGTTGGCCTGTGAGATCGCGAAGGCGATCTGCAATGACAAGAAGTGCGCGCTGCCGACTCGCGTCCGTGAGATCCAGCGTGAGGGCATCACGATCACGATGCTTGACGACTTCACCGGGCTGGACGAGGGCATGACGGGCATCTGGCTTGTGGACGCTTGGATCCGGACCAACCGGCCGCACGTCAAGCACTTCTCGATCTGGTCGCCTGAGACTCGCGAGCAGGGGAGGGCGACGACATGGCCCGAGTGATCGAGGACTCGGTCTCGGCGCTGGTTGCCATCGCCGAGCATTGCGTCTGCACCACGTTCACCGACCTGTGTGAGTGCTGCGGCCACTCCGGCACGTCGCTGCCTCCGGCCAGCGACTGCTGCGAGTGCGAGCCAGGCAAGAACGGCCGGGCCTACGTCCAGGTGGAGCGGATTTTCCCGACCGCCTCGCCGTTCCCTGCTCAGGCGCGGGGAGCCGCTAAGTGCGGCGGCAACCGGTGGGCGGTGGAGATCGCGGTGACGATCTACCGGTGCGTCGAGACGGTTGACCAGGACGGTCACCCGGACTGCGACGAGACGACCGCCGAGATGTACCGCAACATCCAGGACATGGCGACCGTACGCCGGGCGCTGCTGTGCTGCATGAAAGATGAGGTCGACGACAACTCCTCCTTTCAGATCGCGATCCTGGAGCAGGCACCGGTTAACCCTGAAGGCGGCTGCGGTGGGACAACGACCAAGGCGGTCATGACAGCGGACAACAACGTCCTCAACTCCGACATTCTGTTGACGCTGTGAGGGGACGATGACCGATACGGTTTTGCGTATTGGGGCCGTGGTGGTTGCCCTGGTCGCGGTGGCGGGGTTCATCGCGGTTTTTTGGCGTCTGTTCAAGAAGTTGGGGGCTCTCTCCGAGGGCATCATGGGCAAGCCTGCCGTGACCGACTACGCCGACCAGGTCGTCGAGAAGGCTGTGCCTTCGCTCCAGGCGCGAGTCGGCAAGATCGAGGAGCTTTTGGTCGGAATGGCCGATGCCCACAGCCGATTGACCCTGCTGGAAGCGTGGCAGATTGAACACGAACGTTTCTCCCAGGATGTTGTCCGGCGCTTGCTGGACAACCAGCAGTACGGGGAAGGCAGGCAATGAGAATGTTCGCGGCTGTTCTGACAGCGCTGGTGATTGTAGCTGTGCTCTTCGCCCCGGTTTCGGCCGAGGCGGTGAATAGATCTATCCGGATCTGCACTGTGAACATCCAGAACACCCCCGACCTCCCGGACTGGAAGGTGCGAGCTGATGCCCGAGAAACCCGACGGCATTGCGACGTGGTGCTGTATCAGGAGATTCGAGAGCGTGCTGATCATCGGGCCCTGCAAGCAGATGGATGGAAGACGACCGGATACCGGTCGGTGGGCGGTGTCCCGATCGCCTGGCGGACCTCGCGGTTGAAGCACCTCGCGCACTCCCGGCTGATCCGGGTCTCGAACCCGACGCCTCGCTGCGCGAACGGCCGCCCCTCGTACAACCCCGCGCGCTACATCACCTACGTAACTTTGAAGTTGCGCGGAACTTCCAAGTCTTTCACCGCTGTGAGCCTGCACTTCCCGCAGCGCGGTCGCCACACCTGCCGTCCGGCCGTCACCGATCAGCGCTGGCGTCAGGCGTACGCCAGCACCAAGAAGGCGCTGCCCACCAGCGCGCTGGTGATCGGCGGGGACTGGAATCGGCGTGAGAGTGAGATCCGGCCGATGGTCCGCTGGCACTGGATCACCCCGTCGCCTCGCTCGCTGGACCACACGGCTGTGGCTCGGTCCGGCTTCCGGGTGGTCCGCAAGTTCAGTCACCCGCTGCACTCTGACCACGCCCTCCTGGGCGCGGTCGTCGTTTACTGATCGGAGCACCGCATGAACCCTCTGAACAAGTACCCCAAGATCCGTGAGTGCCTCTACGGAGTCTGGTGGGCGGCCTCTGGCGTCATCGGGGCCTTCGGCGTCTACTACGCCGCCACCCCCGGCCCGATCCCGGCCGAGTACAGCATCTCCGTGCTGATCACGTCCTTCGCTGGTGTGTACCTTGGGTTCACGGCCCAGCACAACGTGACTGGTACGGATGCCAAGGGCATGCCCATCGCACCGAAGGAGACCCTGATGAGTAACCCCGCAGAGGAGACCACCCCTGAGGTGGAAGCACAGCCCGAAGACGTCAACGCTGACGAACTGGTCGGCGAGGAGGTCGACGATCCGACTGTGGCCGAGGAGGACAAGTGAGTTTCTTCTACCTCGTCCCTAGCCTCGTTGCGCTGCGCAACGAGATCAACGCGCGGTTCCCGAAGCGCGACAAGGACAGCGACGGCTGGATCGGTGACCCGAGCCATGCTGCTCGACCGTCCAGCCACAACCCGGACTACAACCACGGCGGAGCGGTGCGTGCCATCGACATCGACGTGGATGACAACGACCCGACCCGTGACATCCGCCTGCAGGTGATCGAGGCAGCCAAGGGCGACCACCGGGTCTGGTACGTCATCAGCAACGGGATCATCTGGTCTCGTACGTATGGCTGGGTGGCCCGGAGGTATCTCGGTGCGAACCCGCACACCGGGCACGTTCACGTTTCCGTGCGTGAGGACCCCAGCCTCTGGAAGGACACCAGCCGGTGGCTGAAGCCTGAGGGCTGGCGCTGGAACCCGGACACGGTCAGCGACCTGGCCAAGGTCCAGGAGCAGTTCCAGATCGCTGCTGGCGTACGCGAGGGAGCGCGCAAGCGCTACCACGGCATCGCTGCCATCCAGAACGCGCTCAACGCGAAGGCCGGGGCCAGCCTGGACGTCAATGGCTGGGTGGACCGCGCCACGCTGGCTACCTGGAAGGCGTACGAGGCCAAGCACGGCGGCACCGGACGGTTGACCACGCCCGACCCCAAGTCCCTCGGTCCCGAGGGTCTGCAGATCATGTACCGCTTCACCGAAGGAGAGATCAAGTGACTGAGAGCATGCCCGAGCCCCAGGTCTGGAACGACAAGGAGTTGGCGCTGCGCTGGTTCGAGTACCAGCACCTTCCGCCCGAGATGCAGGTTGTCTCGGAGCAAGTCTACCGGCTGGCCGAGGCCATGTACGAGCACCTCGGCGCTGGTCCGGAGAAGTCCGCCGGGATGCGCAAGTTGCTGGAGGCGAAGGACTGCTTCGTCCGCCAGGCTCGGACCGACCTGCCGCACACGCAAGTCCACTGACAGACCCTCCTGAGGGTGTTGGCGCGTTGGCCGACTCGTCAGCGACCATGAGACCAGCGCGCTATATCTGAAAGAGAGGAACTCCTCCCAATGCCTACGACCTGTTTCGCCCCGGTCCTGGGGAAGAAGATCCGGGTGACCCGGCTCGACAACTGTTGCAACCCGGGCCCTGCGGGCACCGAGTGCGGCCTCGTCGTCAGTGACGGCTTCATCCGCGTCTCGCTGTCCACCGAGACCACGGAGGGCAACGAGATTGCCCCCGTCAAGGCCGATGGCACCACGTGCTACTCGGTCCGTACCCCCGACTCGTTCAGCCGGATGACGGTTGAGGTCGAGTTCTGCCGGGTGGATCCCGACCTCTACGAGATGATGTCCAACGCTGAGCCGTTCCTCGACTACAACGGCGACACCACGGGCTTCACCATCGGTGAGGGCAATCTGGAGAAGCGGTTCGCGTTCGAACTGTGGACCGGCCTCGGTAGCGAGGAGGAGGCCTGCCTCACTCCCGGTGCGGAGGAAGGCTCCGGCTACTTCCTGCTCCCCTGCCTGCAGGGTGGCGTCCTCGGCGACTTCGAGGTTGTCGGTGACGGCGAGTCCAACTTCACCATCACGGGGGCCTTCACCAACAAGGCGATCGGTTGGGGCCAGGGGCCCTACGAGGTCATGCTCGACGCCGACGACAACCCGGCCCCGCTGCCCCCTCCGGGCATCGCCACGGACCGGCACTTCCTCACCACCCTCACCGGGGTGGCTCCGCCGCCGTCGGTGTGCGGCTGCCAGGCGATGCCTGCCCCCATCGCGTCCTGATGGCACGAGTCACGATCTCCGCCCGGGCGGTCCGGCAATTGGCCGCTCCGGGTGGAGATCTTGACCGTTACGTCGAGAGGGTCGCCGAGGAGGCGGCCGACCGAGCGCGCTATCACCTGCGGCACCAGGGGATCCACCGGCACTACAAAATCCCAAGCGACCTCAAGATCCAGGTCCGCCGTGCTGGCGCCCTGCGCGGTCAGGGGATCCAGTACCGAGTCGTTGCGACCGGGCGGCTCGCGAACATCTACGAGTTCGGGTCGAAGCCGCATGTGATCCAGGCCAGTCCGGCACTGGTCTTCAACAGCCGAAAGTTGCGAAAGAGGGTCGTTGTCCGACGGCCAAGCGCCGCCCAGGCCAGTCCGAGCGGCGGCTACCGAACCATTAATTTCGGCAACACGATCGTCACCTACAAGGGCCACGTCAATCATCCGGGCACCAAAGCGATCCGCTACATGCAGAAGGCGCTCAGGGACGTAGAGGTCAGAGGCGCTGTCCTCGGGTAGATTGATCCCATGCCGAAGAAGTTCAAGACCGCCGCGAAAGCGCGCACCGCCATCGAGTTCGAACTCGATGAGGTCAAGTACACCTTCCGGCCGCCGAAGTCGGCGGCCATGGTCATGCCCCTGCTGGAAGGCGGGGCGGATGACATGTCCGTAGTTCGTGCAGGTCTCGACTGGCTCCGCGAGGGGCTTGATGACGACCAGTACGCCACCATCGCCGACCGTCTGAAGGACCCGAAGGACGACTTCGACCTCTCCGAGTTCGAGGAGATCATCGACTTCCTGGTCGAGCAGGCGGCGAACGACCGCCCTATTTTGTAGTCCAGCGGTTGGTCGGCACGATCGACCACCACTGGACGAGGTTCAACGGATGGGCGGTCTCGCAAGGGATCGACATCATCGAACTTCCCCTGGATGCACTGCTCGACCTGACGTACTACTGGCTCACCAAGGACGCCAAGGAGGAAGACGTGGAGAAGTTGGACGCCCAGTTGTGGCTCCCGCCGAAGGCCGCGAAGCCTGCGGCTCTGCAGAACTCTCCTTGGTCCGATGAGGCCACTAAGGCCTCGCTGGCGGCCTTCGCCAGCATGGCAGGTGGCTGATGGTCAACATCGGGGATATCGAGTTCGATGTCAACGCCGACCTCGACGGTCTGGCTGAGCGCCTGCGTACGGGCGCGACCAGCGCGGTCCGCCGCGCCGAGCGGAATCTTCCGAATCTCAGGATTGACCCTGAGATTCGGAAGAGCGTCCTCACCAGCGAACTGAAGAAGGCCCAGACCGAGTTGGCCAAGCGGGACCTGACCGTCCTGCTCGACCCCGAGGTGAACACCCCGGAGTTCATGCGGGAGACTGCGCGCCTCCGGGCGCTGGTCCAGCGCCTCGACATGGTCATCGAGGTTGAGACCCAGGTAGAGGAACCGAAAAAGTCAGCCTTCGCTCGCCTTGCTGGGATCTTCCGCCGTGCCGGGAAGGACTCGGGCGATTCCTTCAGCGGCGGCTTCGGGCAGTCGTTCAAGTCCCAGGTCTTCTCCGACCCGCAGGCTGCGATCCTGAAGCTGACTGCGCTCTTCTCCGGGCTCACCGTCGCCGTGACGCCGATCGGTCCTCTCCTGGCTGGTCTGGCTGCCGCGCTGGGTGCCATGGCTGGCGTCCTTGGCGCTGTGGGCATCGCGGCGGGTGTCGCGGTGATCGGTATGAAGGGCTTCTTCGAGGCGGTCAAGAGCGGCGGTGACGCCCTCAACGGGCTGACACCGTCGGCGCGCGAGACCGCTGAGTCCATCCGTAGCCTCAGCGACGAGTGGGGCGCTCTGCGTGATGCTGTGCAGGAGAGCATCTTCAGCCAGGTCGGGGATTCCTTCGAGAAGCTCAGCAAGACCATCACCCGAGGCCTGCAGCCTGGGATGGAGAAGATCGGCGGCAGCATTGGCAAGATCATCGACGCCTTCGCCGACTGGGCGGGCAGCGCGCCGGGCATCGAACTGATCAGCACGATCATGGACCGGGTCGCTGACGTCTTCGAGCGGCTGCGTCCGGGGCTTCAGGCCTTCGGTAAGGGGTTCCTGCAACTCTTCAACGCCCTCCTGCCTTCCGCTGGCGACATGGCTGACAAGTTCTCCGAGATCGGCGAGGCCTTCGAGCGCTGGACGGCCAGTCTCGATGACGGCAAGATCAACAAGGTCTCTCAGGCTATCGGTGTGATGTCTGACGGGTTCGACGACCTGGTGGCTGTCTTCGGGCCGGTGCTGTCTGGGCTCGGCAAGGCTTTCGAGGACATCTCCCCCTCACTCGATGCCTTCCGCAAGGCCCTGTTCCCGATCCTGAAGACGGTCGGTGAAGACCTCGGTAAGGCTTTCGAGGTGCTCGGTCCTGTGGTCGCCGGGGTCGTCGACTCCTTCGCCAAGTTCCTCAAGGCCATCCAGCCGCTGGCACCGATTCTGCTGCCTGTGCTCGCCGGAGTCGCGGCCTTCGTGGTCGGTGGGCCCGTCGGCGTGATCGCCGCGTTGGCGCTTGCTTTCGGCTCGCTGGCCGACAAGAGCAAGCCGCTGCGGGAAGGCTTCGAGGGATTCTTCAAGGCGATCAAGCCGGTCATCGACCAGGGGCTCAAGGAGATGAAGCCGCTGCTCGAAGACCTGATGAAGGCTCTCGGTGAACTCGGCAAGGATCTTGGACCGATCGCCAAGGCGCTGCTGAAGGCCTTCGGACCGGTCGTCGCGGCTCAGATCGAGATCTTCTTCCGCTCGCTCGGCCGGGTCATTAAGATCATCACCTCGATGGTGAAGTTCGCCTCTGCGCTCCTGCGTGGTGACTGGTCTAAGGCATGGAAGCAGGGCCTGAACCTGTCCAAGTTCTTCAACCCGTTCCACGCGCTGATCACATCCACAGTGAAGCGCGTGCAGAAGATGGCCACCGACGCGAAGAACGCCTTCGGAAACCTCCGGGATCGCAGCCGGGAGATCTGGGAGAGCCTGGTCGGCTCGATCCGGTCCCGGGCTGATCGGATCCAGGGGATTTTCCGGAACGTCCGCGACGCGGTCGGTAAGATCCCGGCTTCCTTCCGCTCGGCGAAGGATGCCATCGCGCGGGCCTGGAGCGGCGTAGGTGCGGCCATCCGTGATCCGCTCCGCGACGTACGCAACAAGGCCCTGGTGCCGTTCCTGCGGGCAATCGGCAAGATCCCCGGCGTGCCGGACTACTCCGGCAGGATCCCCGGCTTCGCGGGCGGCGGCTGGACGGGTCCTGGCGGCAAGTACAAGGTGGCCGGTGCTGTCCACGCCGATGAGTTCGTGATGAGCAAGGCGGCTCGTCGTCGGCTGGAGAAGACGCAGCCGGGCGCGCTCGACTACATGAACAACACTGGCCAGTGGCCGGAGGGCGGTAAGGCCTTCCGTCGCGCCGCTCGCCGTGCTCGTGACGAGGGCTATGCACGCGGCGGCCGGGTCTACCCGGTTCAGAGCCGGACGATGGGCCGAGGCTACGCGGGTCACACGGGCGTCGACTTCCCGGTGTCGAGCGGCACCCGGGTGATGTCGGCCATCAACGGCCTGGTCACCGCCGTACGCCACCTGACGTACTCCTACGGCAAGCACGTGCGGATCAAGGGTGAGGGTGTCGAGACGATCTACGCCCACCTCTCCAGCACGCTGGCTCGTGTGGGCCAGCAGGTCACGGCGGGACAGATCATCGGTCTGTCCGGCTCCACTGGTAACAGCACCGGCCCCCACCTCCACTTCGAGGTGCGGCCGCCGGGGACCCAGGCGGGTACTGCCGCGTGGCTTGCCGGAGCCGACTCGGTGGCGCCGCACAAGGGCTTCTCGCTGCCGAACCCGAAGGACTTCCTCGACAAGCTGGGGACGTCGGGGTTCCTGAACTCTCGCTCGTTCTTCGCCAGCATCTCCAAGGACGTGCTCAGCGGGATGCGCAAGAAGTTCAGCATCCTGGACTTCATCTTCGACTCCGGGGGCGTGGCCAACGGCAGGGGCATCATGCACAAGGCCACGCTGGAGCCTGAGCGCGTGCTCTCCCCGGCGCAGACCAGGGCGTTCCAGGAAATGGTGGACGCCAACTTCGGGCAGGGCAACGGCGGTGCAGGACTGGACATCCAGGCGCTGGCTCGCCTGCTCAACAGCATCCAGATCATCGTCACGCCCGGGATGGATCGCCGCGCCAAGGCGGAACTGTGGCTCGACGGTCAGAAGTACGCCGAAGCGCTGGCGTGAGGAGACGACGATGAGCGTGCTCGCACCCGAGATCCAGGAGACCTACTCGCCGTACTGGCTGCGCCTGCACGGCCATTGGGTCCACCTGGAAGGTATTCAGCCCGAGAACGACGTTGTGTCCAACCGCGACTTCAGCGAATTGGTCACGGTGGACGGGCACCGCTACGTGCAGCGCGCGCCTCGCGGTCCCCGAACCTGGAATTTGGCCTACGATCGCGCCACGGCGGCAGCCACGGCTGCGTTGGAGTCGGCGGCGTACGACTACAACTTCAACGATCCCTCGATGCGGACGCTGTTCCTCGATACCAACGACGCCAAGGTGAACATGGTCCCGCCGGACTTGCTCTCGCTGTGGCGGAACCTGAACGTGACGTCGGGGCCGTTGGTGTACAACGTGGGCGAATCCGAGGGGCAGCCGATCTGGCTGCCGACCTACGACGGTGACGGGGTCCTGGGATATCGGATCGTCTCCATCCCGGTCCGGGCCGGAGTCACCTACACGGCTACTGCCTGGACGACTCTGGGTACCGGGGTGGTAGCGGTGCAGGTGACTGGCGCGGCTGCGGGAGTCGCGAATGGGCTGAACGGCTCGACTGTGGCCAACCCCCACCAGGCGACTGTGGTGTTCACTCCTGTCGCAGACGGCACGGTCGATGTACGGACAACGGTCGGGTTCACCGCTGGTCTGATGGTCTACGAGGGCGACTGTGCTCCGGCGTCCTACCGGGCTGGACGTCGGACGCCCTGCTCGATTTCCGTGCAGGATCCCGCGCTGGCGATCAATCCGATCTTCCCCCGGCAGAACTGCGACCCTTGCGCACTGCCTCGTGAGTCCTCGACCTTTGTGCTCCAGGAAGTTGGCGTGGACGCTGTCACGCCGTTTGAGGAGACCTGATGGTGATCGAGATCCCGGACGACTGGCAGGTACGAGCCTGGGCTGAGGATACCCCGCTGGCGCACTTGGACACTGTCACCAAGGGCGACGACCCGGTCACGGACACCGTGCGCTGGTACGTGTCCAGTTGGTCGTCTACGCGGGAGATTAAGTCGGCCTCGCTGCCCGGTCAGGTACGCCACCAGTCTGGCCTGTCCATCGGCACCGGCAACGCCCTCGTGAAGCGGCAGCCCAACGACTTCCCGTGGAAGCAGTCGCTGGTCTACGAACTGTCTGGCCAGAACGCCCAGATTCTGCTGGCGCCACAGGGCGGCACCAAGATCCCCACCGGCCAGTTCCAGGCCGCAGAGATCGACGGCAATCTGACGTCGCAGGGCGTTCAGGTGGCTCTGGACGAGAGGACTATCGAGGGCAAGGACCAGACCCCCGGCGTGCTGGACCAGCAGTGGTCCTCGGACATCACCCAGGAGGAGATCAACGCCCAGGCCAAGGATCCTGTCTGGCTCCTGGCGGAATTGGCTGAGCAGATGGGGTTCCGGGCAGGGGCTAACGTTACGCCTGGCCAGGATGGTTACGCTCCGATTCTGGATGTCCCGCTTCAGGGTTCGCTGGTCCCTCGCGAACCCCTTAATGTCTCGTACAGCACCAACAACAGCCTCTCGTGGGGTTCGTCGGAGGGCAATGCCGGTCTTAGCACGGCTGCTGACATCAGCATCGCGGTTAACTATGAGGTGCAGCGTGGGGTGCCCACGGCGTTCAGCGTTACCTTCGATATCAGCGATCGCTGGGCGGGTTTCGAGTGGAATGACGTCGACACCAACGGCCGCTTCGGCATTCAGGTGGAGACCGATCTCGGGGATAGCGAAGTCAACCTCGTCATCTATTCCACGGGATCTAACGGAGTAGGCAATGCCAACACGAACGTCGGGCCGTTGGATATCACCCGAAACCCCGACATCCCGAACCGCATTCAGGTCGAGGTGACGCTCAACCCGGTCAGCGGCACAGGCTTCAACTCGGCTTCGGTGCGCGTACGTCGCCGTGACGGGTTCTGGTTCGGTCCTTACGTCCACGCTATGGCCAACCAGTTGTCCCGGGTGAACGCGCACAACCTCGAAATGCAGGTGTTCGAAACCGGCGGTGCTGGTCCGGCGGTCCTCTCGAACTTCTCCGTGGTGAGCCACTCGGACAATGCTGCTGCTGTACGAGATGCGTTGCTGAACACCCTCGGAGGGGATCAGGGGCGTATTTACTTGGAGCCCCTGCTCGGCACCATCACGTCTCCTTGGCTGGATCCAACCCTGTCTGTTTGGACGACGATGCAGAACCTCGTCGAAGCCTGGCAGGGGGTGCTGATCACGGATGTCTACGGCGATCTGAAGGTCCTCAACCGGAACACGTTGGCAGGGCTGAACAACCTGCAGCAGGAGCGCGTCGTGGACGTGGGGCTGCGCTTTGAGGACTTGCCTTGGCGGATGAACTGGTCCGACCAGGCAGATCGCTTGGTGATCAAGTACCGGCCGGTGGTGGAGGTTGTTGCTCAGCCCGCTCAGACAGGTTTCCCGACTGTCTACGAGTTCCAGGACACCATTATTGCGTCGCCCGGCGGCAACGACGCTTTCTTCACCTTGGACTACATCTACCCGACCGACTTGAAGCTGCTGCCCTTCAATCGCAAGGACAGCGACAACGGGTTCTACCACGTGTGGGATGCGTACCGGTACAGCAACGGGTCCGGCAACCATATCGACCCGAACACCGAGATCGGTCTGCGCATCGACCGAGTCTCCTCGGCGACCTGGAAGGTGTTCATCGACAACCGGACGGCCTTGCCCTTCCACATGGTCGACAACACCGGGGCTCCCTGGCTCAAGATTCGGTCATCGTGGTACTACGATCAGACCCAGGAAGCCACCATCGAGCGTGGCGTGGCTGCCGCCGATTCCAAAACGGCGCTGGAGATTGACCTAGGTCACTACGTCCAGAACGAGGATGACGCCAACGCGCTGGCGGACTTCATCTGGGGCCGAGTGAACCAGCGCGCTTGGCAGGCGGCCACGGTGAATGCAGTTCCCGACTACCGGCTGGATCTGGGTGACGTGGTGGAACTCGTGCACACCCGCACAGGCGTACGCTCCAACGCGATCGTCACGAAGATCGATCTGGCCGGGGCCCCAGGCAGCATCACTCAGAAGTTGGACTTCACGCTGATGCCGTCCACCTGGGAGGACTTCGACGAGGAATGGGCCAACGCCCTCCCGAGCAGTACCTGGACCACCTTCGATGCGCTCTGGGACGACTACACCTGGGATGACTTCGACCGCACACCAACAGCCACCACGGTGGCTCAGATCGAGGAGGGCATGTAGATGCCTCTGCAGCCGTCAGACGTACCGTCTCGGTCAGGGATCCAGGCCGCGATTAACGAGGCAGTTGACGACCACGCGTCGACTATCGATCCGCTCAGCCAGCACTACGACACCGGTTGGCAGCCGATCCCGCCTCGGGCTGGCTACCAGACCTCTGGCGAGACACCTCAGTACCGGCGTATCGGGGAGATCGTCCTCGTACGCGGTCGGGTGCAGCCGAACCCTGCGGGCAACTTCACTGCCGACGCCACCGTGATCGTTGCAGACCTTCCGGCCGGTGCTCGTCCTGGTGCTCTGACCATGTGGCCTGTCGCAGGCAGCACTGCTGCCACTTCGGGTGGACGCTTTTGGTTCGCTACGAACGGCTCTATCAACGTCAACCCGGACTTCGCACCCTCGAACGTGTCCATCGCTGCCTCGTTCGCCATCTAGGAAGGAATCCGTATGCCGCTCTTCGTCTGGAATCCGTTCCCCACCTACGTTGCCCATCAGATCAATACCCTGGAGGACTTCCCCTCGTGGGTCACTGAGATCACAGAGGC